CATGCCCTTGTTCCAAAGGTTGTCGAAGGTACCAATGATCTTTGCCATGTTAGCCTCGGAAGGTGCCTTTCCTGACAACGACGGGAAAGTCCGCCGTGCCGCTTGTAGAGACTGCGCCTCCACCCATGTTCTCGACGCTTCTGATTCCCTTGCCGGTTTGACCCAGCGATACATGGAAGTTGGCTGTCTTCTTTTTAGTCGGCTCCGCGCGGAATTCCTGCCCAAGAAGATCGACCACAAGATCGTTTGTGAACGCAGGTACGGCAGCGTTCGTCCAAGCCCGGAAGATGTCGTCATCACGGTTGAGTGGCTTGATCAATCGGTTGCCGCGAGCACGGACGGTTGCGAGTTGCAGGGCCAGGTGCGTGTACGGGTACATCGACGGGTCGAGCGTCTGGTTGACCATGAGGTCCATAAACGGGACCTCCATGGCAGGGAAGAGGCAGTCACCCTGTTCAAGCCGTGAGGTCAGCATGAGGGCGTCAGCCATGTTCAGGGAGTAGTGCTCTGCGATGAACGCTGGGCGCTCGCTTCTCCGAGCAAGGCCATGTAGCCAAGAGCGACGGGCCGTCTTATCGTTCAAGGGTCCGAGAGAGCCGAAGCGTTGCGACAGGTCCTGAATCTGATGAAGTGATCCCCATTTGTCGTAGAAGACGGCTACAACATTCAGGGAGTCAACCAGCTCTACGATAAGGTTCTCGTACACGTCGGCGATGTTGATGTTGCGTGTCTCGGTTGGCTTCACTTCGAGAGCGAAGTCCGTGATGAACTTCCCTCCAAGCCCCATGCAACCACAGACCACAGCCAGCGCGTTGTTGGACACCGCGAGGTCAACGCCCATGATGTGCATGCGTTGATGCAGAGGACGGCTGATGATGTCGGTAAAGAAATCCCTTGAAGGACCAAGCGCGGCGAGATCGTCCTCGGTTAGCTGCTGGACATGCGTGGGGATGACGCCGATCGAGTTCTTGTCCAGGCGTGCGCTCAGGTAGCTGGTCATGTGCGCGCCCATCGGCACGTCCATATCGATCGTGTACGCCTTGATACTTGGCCGGATGAGTGGTCCGTAGCGCTTCTCGATTGCCATTGGGCTACGAAACGCCTCTGTTACGATGTTGGTACGCTGGATCAGCGGGTCGTCGGCCAGCGGTGGCTGCGCCCCGAAGTCTCGGGCGAAGCTCGGCTTCTGTGCCTCGCCGATCTCCGTCAGGAGCTTGAGCGTGTTCTCCGGGTGTGCTTCCCACGTCGCCCAGTGCCTGCGTATCGTGCGCTTGTTGCGCGCCGACTCACGGTAGATGGTCATGAGCGGGTCGCTCATTTCACGCGGCGACGAGATGTTGATGCCCATCGCGGTAGGCCATGAGCACGCGGGGTTCCTTTCTACCTCTTTGGCGAAGTTCACGCGCAGCGTCATGCAAGCGTTGTTCAAAGCGGCGTAGGTCTCCGGGCCGTTCGATCTCTTACTGCCACTCGCCGCACCGAACCAAGCAAGCTCGTCGATGGCGTAGCCGAAGCGAGTCGATCCACGGAGGGATGAAGGGTCGTTCGCAGCGAAGTAGATGAGCATCCGCTTATGCTCGAACCACAGGTATGTCTCCAAAGCCTTGACGGTTACAGGGATCCCGTTCTTCTTCCCCTCCTCGTCACAAACCTCTTTGTAGCTCTTGAACCAGGACGACCCTTGGAAGAGCCCATTGAACGTCGACCACAAGGTACGCTCGGACTGCTGTTTCGTCGTGGCCACAAAGGTAAAGTCGATCACCTGCCCAGGCGTTAGACCGTACTCCTTACTCGGCAGCGGGAGCATCAGATTACGATGGATCAGGTAGCTTGTTACCATTGAGGCCAAGGCACTTTTCCCAGCGCGCTGCCCGATGGAGGCTACGAGTTCGAGAGGATCGACAAACGTTCCTCCCGCTCTACCCATCTCCTTTGTGTACCCGCAGTGAGGGCACTTGCCGAATTCCAACAGCGCGACGTTCGACATCACTATCTGGATGTTGTCGGCGACAGGAATATCACTCACATAGTTGATATCAGTGCATCGTGGGCACCACTCCTCGAACAGAGCGAGCAGCACCTCCGCCTGCTTGCCATAAGGCGTCATTCCCAGGAAGCGACGGTCGGCGCACCACGAGATGACGTTGGGCGCCCAGTCGACGAGGTCATCCGCCTTTGACGTAACTGCGATTGCCTGCGTGTGGTCGAGGTCGCCCGCGATGATGCGACTGGTCAAGTCGTCGATATCGGGTAACAGGCTCTTAAACCTTGAGACCATCATGTCAGTCTTCGGCAATGTGATGACAGCGGGAGCCTTAGTGGTAGTCTCCGGCTGCTGCTTCTTAGGCGTTGCCTTGGCCTTCTTCTTGGCCTTCTTTTTACGCTTCTTGCGCGCGGGCACAGCCAACTTAGTAGTCGTTACATCGGCGTCGTCGAGCTTCTTGCGTCGTACCACGTGTCTCCCGCCTACCCAGTATCTACCACTCTAGTGTAGAGGACGTACCCAGTGACAACTATTTCCGCTCGTCTCGTCGAGGACTCGATATCCGCTGCCGGTGTTCGTCTATCTACACTTGAACTTCGCTACCCAAGGTTCTTCCATCAAGAGTTGCTTACGCACCGAGCGATGGCGAGAAATGCCTCCAGTAGTCGTGCGATACCGACGGCAACCATGCTACGGATGCTGGAAGCAGACCCCGCCCTTCCGTTGCACATCGGCCTCGACCAAAGAGGTATGCAGGCCACGAAGGAGGTCGAGGACTCAGGTCAACGAATGGCCGTGCTCTCGCTGTCTAAGCAAGCACTACGTAAGGCCATCAGGGCAACGAAGGAGATGACGGAGTTGTTTGGGGTCGCAAAGCAGGTTGCGAACCGGATCACCGAGCCCTGGCAGCACATCAACGTCATCGTGTCGGCGACCGACTGGGAGAACTTCTTCGCGCTGCGTTGCCACCCCGACGCGGAGCCGCACTTCCGTGCGCTCGCGTGGCTCATAGCCGACGCCTACTATGGATCGACTCCCAAGCCCGTCGCTGCCGGTGGCTGGCATCTTCCTTACCTGATGCCTGAAGATATGGACCTAAGCATCGAGGTTCAAAAGAAAGTCAGCGCGGCTCGCTGTGCCCGTGTGAGCTACAAGTTGTTCGATGGGTCGAACCCCAGCCTCGAAGGTGATCTGGCGCTTTGCGACAAGCTCCTGGCGGGTCTGAGAGCAGGGGGAGGTGAGCCTGGGCATCTCAGCCCGTTCGAGCACCAGGCACAGGCTCTGGCGTCCGCAGACGAGCGCTCAGGGCCGTTCCGGGGGTGGCGCCAGCACCGCAAGGAGTACGTCGGCGAGAACATGACGTTCGACTACGAAGCCGCAAAGGCCAAGGGCTGGCGCGACACCGCGCTCGCCATCTTGGAAAAACGTAAAGATCCATGACTCCTCTGCCCTTACCTGAAGCACAGCATTAACAAGTCACCAAAAAGATTAGCGCCCCGAGGTCAAAGGAGAGTTGACACCAGACTTGGTATGGGGTTACGAAATACATCCCAAAGCACACGCCAGCCCGCTGTTCTATGAGCTAACAGCAGGCGGTACTTGGGGGAGGGGGAAGCGTGACTAACAACCGTTCGGAAGAATACTCGCTGCACGAAAAAATCCGCACCCTTAGCGAAGACAACAAGGCACTCCTTGAGGCTCTGCGTCCATTTGCTGAACTTTGCGAGGCTTTTTACGGCAAGCAGCGCGGTCTCGCGCAGTATGTCTCGTTTGTCGCCCATGTGGATGAGGACGCGATCTATGCGTTCAACAACGTTTCGATCACGTTGGGGGACCTGCGTCGCGCGCGTGCTCTACTCAGGGGTCGCGTATGAGCGCACACACGTCCAAACTACGAAAAGAGATCGAAGTTCTCGACGCAAGGATCGCCATCTGGAGGAGGTCTGCTCTCGCTGCTTTCCTCGCGGTTGCGATCTGTGTCGGCATCACCGCAACCGTGGTTGCTGCCGGCATCGCGTACAACAAAGAGTTGCTTAGGTACCGGGAGCATTGCGTACACCCGGAGCAAGTAGTTCAGATGGCGAATATGGCTTCAGCCCTGGTCAAAGTCAACGACCAGTGTTTGGAACTTCACCGCCATACAAAGCAGTCATTGCAAGACAACCTTCCGCTTATGTTCGCGGAAATTCTAGGGGGGGATAACGATGAAGAGGTGCCCGAAATGCGTGACGACCAAGACCCTTACTGACTTCTATGCCGTGGCTGCGAGGAGTGATGGCTACGCTTCTTGGTGCAAGGTGTGCTCGAACTCCGCCCGCCCGAAGCACAAGAAGTCGATAAAGCTCGTCGATTACGCCATCATTGCAAAGGTAGTGTCCAAAGAGGGAAAGCCGACGACGTGCCCGAAGTGCTTCACGCTGGACGTTCCGTCCAACCGTATGCGGGGGCGCATAGTGGAGGGCGAGGTGAAGTGGTCATGCTTCTCCTGCCGACAGGAAGCATTGAAGAAAGCCCGTCATGTCATCCTCTTCTGTGACTGGTGCTGCGACGAGTTCTCTGTCCCACCGTCAGCATCTAACAAGCGCTTCTGTGCTACTGACTGTGCTAACTCTTGGCGAGCAGCAGTGGCTTCTCGTCGTTCGCGCGCAGCATTGGAGACCCCGTGACCATCGAATTGCTCGGCCTTGGATATCGCAAGCGCAGCGGCAAAGATACGATCGCTGACCACCTCGTCAGGACGCAGGGTTTCGTCAAGGTGTCCTGGGCAGACGCGCTCAAAGAAGGCGTCAACGCCTGGCACGGTTGGGATGAACGCCACGCCTATGGCGATCTCAAGGAGGTAGTCGATCCGTACTGGGGCTACTCACCGCGAGAGGCGTACCAGAAGATTGGCACCGATCTGGTGCGCAACCAGTGGATGCAGGACTTCTGGGTCAAGGCAGCCATGCGCCGCGTAGAGAAACACCAACTAGCGGGGCGTCCGGTCGTCCTTGCCGACGTACGCTTCCCGAACGAAGCCGCTGCCATCCTCTCGCTCGGTGGCGAAGTATGGCGCATCGACCGCCCCGGCCTCCCGACCGAGGACCTGCACGAGTCAGAGACCGCGCTCGATGGCTTCGACGGATGGACCCGCATCGTTGAGAACGACGGGACGGTGGCCGATTTGCTCGACAACGCAACACGAGGGATAAGATGATAGAAGCGATCGGGATAGGTATCTTCATTGTCCTCATCTTGGCGTCCCTGACAAAGACACGGGAGTGCCGCGTGTGCTCACGGGAAATAAGCAAGAACGCGAAGATGTGCCCAGGATGCGGCGAGCCATACTAAGCGGCAGTCGTCAAGTGATTTGTCGCTGCTGACTGGCATAAGCCTGTCCTGTTTCTGACAAGTCAGATTCCTGAGCATATTTGGACACTTACGGGGGCGCCCCCAGCCGGTTTCTGAGGCCGTTTGGGCGCCTCTGTGCCCGCTACTATGGACGCTCAGCTATGACGTTCCTGGGGCCTCCCAGGCGCTCCTGGTGGGCCTCTGGGCCGATCTTCCTTGAGGATACCTACAAAGATCGCCGCAGATCCCTTGACGGTTACAAGGGGGTGTCTACTATAATGGGGAAAGAAGGAGAGCCCCATGACTGAGAACAACGCCCCCGCCAACGTCTTCGAGATCCCGGGCGCCAACCTGGCCGGGTTCGAGGAGAAGATTGGCAAGCTGGTCAAGCGCGCCGCGAAGCTCAAGGTCGGCGAGATCACGTACGAGATTCTCTCGACCCGCACCGAGCCCATCATGCGCTGCGGGGGCCTTCGCGGTACCGGGCTCACCGTGTGCTCCTGCCTCAGCCACCTTCCCCATGATCTCTACGACACGGGCGCTGTCCGCACCTTCCACACCATCGAGGTCAAGGGCGACGCTCCCTGCCTCCCCGGGGGCTGGCGACTGCTCGCGGCCATCGAGCCGCTGACCGCCGAGGTCAACAGCGTGCTCCGCGTCCCCGGCGACGAGACTCCGCTCTCAGCCGACTTCTGGACCTGCGACATGCGCTGCGACCATTGCAAGACCAAGCGGGCGCGCAAAAACTCCTTCCTCGTCGTCAACGACGCGGGCGACATCAAGCTCGTCGGTCGCAACTGCATCGCGGACTTCCTCGGCCACGAAGATCCCAAGGCCATCCTGAGCTTCGCTCAGTACCTCTTCGATGCTGTCCGCCTGGGCGGCGAGGCAGAGGAGATGGGCTGGGGCGCTGGGTCCAACGAGCCCCTCGCCTACAGCCTCGTCCACCTCCTCGCAGACACCTCGGCCTGCATCCGGGCCGGTGGCTGGGTCTCCAAGGGTCGCGCCTACGAGACGGGTGACCGACCGACCGCTGCTGATGTCATCACGCTCCGCAACCCGCCCCTCCGCAACGCCAAGGATATGATCCACTGGCGCGAGTGGGCGCGCGTCCGCGAGGCGACCGACGAGGACCGCGCTGAAGCTGAAGCGGCTGTCGAGTGGGCTGCCGCCATCGACCTCGCCAGCGCAAACGACTACCTGCGCAACCTCGCGACTACGGCCCGTGCCGGATTCGCCATCGACAAGACCGTGGGCATCGCCTGCTCGCTCCTTCCGACCTTCCGCCGGGAGCGTGACCGCAACGCTGCGCTCGCTCGTACCGCCGAGAGCAGTGCCGGCTCCAGGTTCATCGGCGAGGTAGGCAAGCGTGAGTGCTTCATGCTGACGGTGACCAAGCACCTCACCTTCGATGGACAGTACGGAGTCACGCACCTGTATCTCTTTCACGACGCTGACGGCAACGTCTTCAAGTGGATGGCTTCCCGTGGCCAGGACTTCGATGTGGGCCGCACCTACACGGGCATGGCGACGGTCAAGAAGCATGATGACTACAAGGGCATCAAGCAGAACGTCATCACACGCGGCAAGTTCGAGCCCTCCGCCTTCGCCGCCTAGTCAACCAACTGTTGACACCATCAACCTCTGCGCGTAGGTTACAGTCATCATGGCTAAGAAGAAGCACAACAAGCCCCTCGTTCTCCGCGTGCGGAACCGCCTCGCCATTTCGGCTTGGAACCGCTCGGGGGCGGGCTCGCACGGCGACCGTCGTAAGGAGACCGCGCGACGGGCGTGCCGTGGGAAGGTGCTCGATACTGCTGTGACGGATGTGGCGTGAGGTCTACGACGTGGAGACCTAAGTCGTCATTGACGAGCTACGATCTTCGCGCCATTACGAGCAATCGCTGTGGATGCGGAGCCGAGTGTGCTGTGCTTTGGGTCGACCCGTTCGTCGCCGAGGGTATCCGCTCCCCACGCCCCGACTGGGGAGAAGACCCCGAGGGCCGGCGCTACTTTTGCCACGACTGCTGGGTGAGCCGTTGGATGGAAACGTAGGGGCAGGGTCGTCCTTGCTTGCTTGATTCCGCCTTCGATGGCACGATCTCCGACCGAGGATTACACCATGAAGAGTCTCGTTCTGTACCACGCCTCATGCGCAGATGGGTTTACCGCTGCTTGGGCTGCCTGGCTCGTGTTTGGCGACACAGGGGCCGACTACAAGTCCATGCAGTACGGCAAGGGTCCACCTGAACTCATCAAGGAGACGGGTGACGCCATGATGTATGAGAACATCTACGTTCTCGACTTCAGCTTCCCGGCTTCGGACCTCAAAGCGCTGACGCATCACGCGCAGGGCAACGTCATCCTCATCGACCACCACAAGACGGCGCAGGCTGACCTCGCGCCGCTCATGAAGGATCCGCACCCCAAGATCGTGCTGTTCTTCGACATGGACAAGTCGGGGGCGATGCTGGCGTGGGAGCACTTCCACCCAGGCATCGATCCTCCCATGCTTGTCCAGTACGTCCAGGACCGCGACCTGTGGACATGGAAGCTACCCGGGACCGCTCCAGCTATGGAGTACCTCAGCACCCTCCCGTTCTCGTTCGAGAAGTGGGAAGATATCGACCTCCAACTCACCGATGATCGAGACTGGGTTATCAACCAGGGCGAGGCGATGCTGAGATACCGGGATGCGCACGTCGAGCGCGTCACCAAGAAGCCGGGCTTCTGTCGTCTGGAGGGGTACCTCGTTCCCTGCATCAACGCGCCGCAGTGGCAGTCCGAGATCGGGGCCAAGCTGTCCCTTGACCATCCCTTCGCCGTCATGTGGTTCATGAACTACGAGGGCGGATTCATCTACTCGCTCCGGTCAAACAAGGACTACCCCAAGCACGTCGACGTGAGCGCCATCGCCAAGATTTATGGTGGAGGCGGGCATAAGCACGCAGCGGGATTCCGCTCAAACGCGCCTCCGATGATGGTGGTCGGGCCGACAAAGGAGAGCGCATGACCTGCCCCGCCGGCAAGAAGACTCCGTAGGACCATCATGGCTAAGATGTCATCTATGCGTTGCGTATGGTGCGACCACCGCAAGCCAAATGCTTTGCTTGAGCATGAGGACGGGCGGAGGCTCCGTGTCCACCAGCAGAACGACCGTGACACCTGCGCTGCCCAATACCTCAGTCGCTACGGCGCCGAGGGGTGGGCACTTCACATCGTCGAGCCATACATCGACAACTACGCCGAGAACAGGCGTAGGCGTAGGCACAATGCGAAGGCCGCGTTCGGGAACCAAGCATGAAGCAGTTCAATGACATGATCGAAAAAGCCCACGCGAAGCTCGTCGCCGACGAGGCTCTCAAAAAGAACATCGAAATCCTCGCAAAGAAGCTGTACGAGACGAGGATGCCGGCTGACCTCTACAAAGAGATCATGGGCTACGACAAGCCGGCTTGGCGCGTGGACGGTCTGCCTTGGGACAAGTACCCTGACCTCGAAATCGCCGAGCATGAGCGAGATGACTACCGCTGTCAGGCAACGCTGCTTCTTAGAGACCCAGACCTCAACATCACCTTTCTACCGTAGGGACAGCCATGGCTGACGAAGACGAGATCGAATCCACTGACGCACCCCCTGGCAACCCCGCCTTTGTCCTTACCGGGGGCACGTTCCTCTCTACTGGCAGCGGATTCGACTACGACAACTCTACCTCGTCCTTCGGCAACACCCTGTCGGTCATGTCGTTTGGGTCTGTAGATGGGGTCGCGACCCCATCTGGTACGGAGATCCGAGGCAAGAGAACGCGCAGTAAGACACGCGACATCAACCCGAAGCTCTACTTCAAGTACGTCAAGAGCAAGCTCACAAAGGTCGAGGTGGACAAGCTCCGCCCCCGTGTCGCGAAGCTGCGCGGGCTTGCAGAGGACGCACTCGCATCGGGTCAGATCGGCCTGTACGAGAAGATCCTGACCCAGCTTGCGGTCATGATCCGCGAGCAGGAGGCGGACGTAGCGGGCTTCGGCACGTTCGTGATGAAGAAAGACATCGACCGGTTCAAGGGCGTGGTTCAAGGGCGCGTCGTCGAGATGTGCCGCCTGGAAGAATTCCCACGGGTGCTTCCCAAGACCGTACAGAAGAAGCTCAAAGCTGTCCGGGAGAAGGGCCTGTTCGACGACTTCTGGGTCCTCCACACGAACCTGACAGGCGAGAAGGCCAAGTCCACCGCGAAGAAGATCCGCGAGAAGGACCCAATCCTATTCGGCGCATTCTCCTACGAAGAGGGGGGTCGCTTCTTCTACATCGACGACTGGGTCGACGAGTATTGCGACCTCACGTTCTCCGAGTTCACGCGGATGATGAAGGGCGTGGACAAGGACTACGAGCCGTCGGAGATGCGGGAGCCGACCGCCGATGAGGTGAAGGCCATCCTCGACGAGGTGAAGACGCACCACAGGAAGTGGCAGGACTCCTACAGACGTGACTGGCGCAAGGTCGCGGATGAGGCTGAGAACATCGACCGCGCTCTGGGAGCGAAGCCGGAGCCGGAGGTGGTGGAGCCGGAGGTGCCAGATGTGATCGAGGAGCCCGCGCCGGCCAAGAAGCCGTGGTGGAGGTTCTGGTGAAGGCGCTGTCCTAGGGCTCTTGCGAGGGAGGTTCTGTCTCCCCCTTCAGAGGCTCTGAGCGCCTCCCTGACGCGCGCCGCTTGGTGTCGAGCATCGCGGCAAGGGGAGCGGGGAGAAAGCTCCTGAGCGTCTTCTGAGAGTGTCCTGCGACGAAGCCGCACAGGACCCCTAGCATGACCTTCTGACCCAAGGACAAGCTGGAGTCGATCCATGGTCCGGGGATGAACACGTAGCAGAACGTGCATGCCCAGATCGGGTACACCGGCAGTAGCCGGTGAGGCATCTTCTGCCACAGCGGAGCCTCGGGCGGTTGCTTGGCAACGGCTTCAGGGAACACTTCGCCGAAGACCTTGATGCCGGCGACCACGCATACCATGAGCACGACGTTCCAGGCGTTGAACGTCTGGTTGTACAGATGCAGGATCTCGTCAGTGCTCATCTAGGTGGACTTCAGCTTCATGAGCTTGGGATGTTGCGTAGCACGGATAGAATCTTCGCCTTTGCAACACGTCCTTCCCACAGCTCGAAGGCAGTCGCGCCTGCTACCAAACCAGCACGCCAAACATCAACGTCCGACAGAGGCTCGACTTCGTAGACGTATGGCACGCCGCCTACAGACCCCCAGTGAGCCGCGCGTGCTGCGTTCGATGTAATGCTCACAGCGTTGCCAGACTGTTTGTAGTTCTTCTTTGTCTGAGGCGTCAGCACTGTTCCCACAGTCAACTTGTGTGGGCTGCCGTGGTAGAGCTTGCCTCCATGCAAATCACCCAGGCGGAAGTCTTTGCCCATGACGTGGACTTCTTGTGCCCGCCAATCGAAGCTGGACTTGATCAACCCTGCTTGCCTTGTCATCTGCAACTCGCCCTTAGGGTTGAGCACCTTGACGGCAGCCGTCAAGGCTCCGTCTGATGCGCGCTGCTGCGTCACGGGATCCAGATCGGCTTGCTGGCGCGGGAGATGTCTGCCGTGGGGTCCGCCGGGTCCTCGACGCTGGATTATCGAATCGTCCAACACGATCAAGTCGTGCTTGTTACCAAACAATGGCTTCTTAATCGCCTTATATCCAAGCTTCTTAATTCCCGTGTTGTCGTTACCAAAGAGATAAATTCTGGCGTTCTCGCCATTCATTAACACGGACTTCTCGCCATGCTTCTTAATCAAGTCATCGACCCACGACGCGGATGAAAAGTCACGGAGGTCGAAAGTTTCCCCATAGTCCCATACCTTGATTCGGGACAGGTCTATCGCTACTTCCGTTATGTGTGCTGCACGGTCCTTACCCGATGTGTCGCGTTTTCCATACATCTCGGCGCGTTTAAGATCGCTGGTTAGATAAATACCTTTTCCGTCTACGCCGTCACCGGGCCGCAAGCGATCATATCTTTTCGCGCCGCCGTGATAATACGTCGTTCGACTAGACTTGATCAACCCTGCCTGGACCGACGCCGCCGCCTTCTGTCCTTCGCTAAACAACTCCGTCAACTCGGTGACGAAGATGTCCAGCCCGTGACCACGCCAACTGGAAGTCCACCGCTTAGAGGTCATGCCGTACCGGGAGGACAGCCCCGTGAGCTTACTTGGGTTTGAATAGGAAAGGTCTACGTAAACCTCGCCATCAGTCGGTTCCGCGACCAACGTGAAGGCTGCATACTTCTCCCCGTCCTTGACGACGACCTCTGCTTGCAGCTTCTTGCTTCGGCCATTGCCAGCCACACGCGGCCCCTTCACCGTCACGGAGCCCAGCGCTTTCAAGGCAGAAGCAAGCTCCGTCGCGGCTTGCTTGACGTCGCGGAACCCAGATCCCTTCTTCTGGTTCAGGTCTACCCGGTCAAGCACTACGACTGCTTTTGGGTTCAAGACAAGGAGCTGAACCTCAGCGTTGTGAATCGATCCAGTGTCGTCGAACACGGCATCGTACCCGAGCTTTCGGAGCGCCTTGTTCCAAGCTCCGGGCTTGCCCATGAAGCGCTGAACCAAGTCCTCCCAGACCAGATCGATTGCTTTCTCGGGCTGGCTGGACAAGATATCTTCTGCGGAATGCATCTTCGGGTCGCCTCCCAATGCCTGCGAAAGCTCCAACGCCTGTGCGCTCGTGAGCGTAGCGAGGTCGAGTACCTTCGCAGAAGGCTTCAGCTTGACGACGTACTGGTACCGCAGCTTCTCCCACATGGCAGAGCGGTCGTTGAAGCGCTCGGGAAACAGATAGATCCCTGCCGGATCTTGATGGTGCTGCTTGACGTTGACCTTCAACATCTCGAAATCGGAGAAGTGGAACCAGTTGCCACGCCAGTCAGACAGCTTCGCCGCGAGCTTGTGCATCTTGCTCATCGAACTGCCGGTCGCCTTCGCCGGGGGCCAGTCCTGCTCGCGCACAAGCATGAGCTTAGCTAGAGGCACACGCTGCTTCTGGTTGTCACCCTTCGTCGAGATATGCCACGCAGACCGAGTTGCAGTAGCGGGGCTGACGTAAGGTCCATACCAAGTAAAGTCACTTGCGACAATGACCATCTCGGTGTCGTCTTCCCACGCATCGGTGTCGCCTAGGTCGGCCCAGGGCTGTACGGGGATGCGCTTGCCCATGTACTTGATGATGCGCTGCTTCGGGAGCAGCTTGTTCTTCATCTTCTTGGCAAGCTCTACCAAGTCAGGCAGGCCAGGGAAGTCAGGAAGCGAAAGCTCCGGGGCGAGGGTGATCTGCGCAGCTTCCAGCGCCAATGCAGCGCGTTGGATGAGGATGGCTTCCGTCTCGCCATCCTCGTCATCGTCGATGTATTCCTCGACCTCGACGGGCTCAAGGACCATCTCCTCGTCGAGCAGTGCCGCCAGGTCACTGAGCGCGCTGAGCGCTCCGCACAGGGACACATCGCTCATGTTGCCCCAAGGAAAACGCTCGACGTAACTCAGCGCCTTCTTCCGCCGTGCATCATCTTGCATGGTCTGGCTCGATTGCTCGAACTTCCATGCAATCTGGTCCATGAGGTGCTGCTTAGCCGCCGGGTCCGCAACATCGATACCCGTCACCACGTCCCCGAAGCCCAGGGAACGGAGAACCTTCCTCAGTCCATCAATGGTGGTTGGTACCCGCATGTGTCCTCAGTGAACGATGGCGTCGGCTTCTGAAGACTTGCTTCCAGACATCAAGGACGGCTCGGTACTGTCCACACCCTGATCCAAAGCGCGCATACGGGCCTTGGCCTCAAGCTCAACCTTGTAGTATTCGCAAAGAGACTTGAGGCTCTCGTTGAGGCTGTCGCGCAACACTGCCGAAATCCGGCTGAGGCTCGACTTCAACTGCGAGTCGATGAACGCCTTGTGGTTACGGTCAACCAAGGGATCCAACTGGGTGCGAAGGGAACGAAGTTCCTCGGCAGCGGCAGCCAACATTTGCCTGCTGAGGGAGTTTAGCACCTTGTCCACGATGAACTCGACCGTGACCTCGGGGTCTGTCTGCCCTTCGATGTCTTCGGCGAGCGCGCGCCACTGAGTCAGTAGCTGGGTGTACGCCGTAGAATTCTGCATCGTCGGGTTTCCCATGTACTCCTGATTGGCAGTAGACAAGGCATCCGTGATGCTCTTGAACTCCTGGAAGCGCTGGTCTTGGATCTCAAGATCCAGCATGCACTCCTTGAGGTGGTAGCGCAGCGAGTGGGGTGCGATCCCTACCCGATGTGACACGCTGTCGAAGCGGGAGTCACGCGCCTTCGGCACCTCGCCAGACGCTTTTACCTCGGCCAGAAGGGGAGCGAGCGCCACGTTGATCTCGTCAACCTTGGCGGGAGTGCAACCCACACACACGGGGCACTTGCGGGATTTCTTCTTGGAGAAGGCCACTACGGGTGGTTCTTCCCGAGGATCTGCATAAGCTCGTCCAGACGACGGGCCATCTCGGTGATGGTCCCTTCGATCCGTCCAAGAGACTGACGCAGAGCTTCCACAGATTCGACCGATGCCTTCTCACGAAGACGGTGGTTCAAGTTCTCCAACTGAGAAGCACGAGCCACATCTAGCTTCTCAAGCTCCGTCACCTTGTCAGCAAGTTTTTCGCGAAGGTGTGCCTTCTCACGGAACTCTTTGGCTAGTTCGTCATGACGACGCTCCAGGTCGACACGGGCCTGCCTCTCCTGACCAACGCGGATGAGAACCGAGGCCAACGCGACGAGGCCAACGCAGATGCTCACGATTGATAGGATGGTGGAGAGGTTCATGTCCATGGTTTCCTCAGTACGGAGGCCAGTGCTGGCTCAGAGTGCGATCATCCCCAGCGCGAGGAAGGCATATCGATCACGTCTGGCGTTTCTCCCACGTCGATCACATCGAATACGTCGCGGAGCGCCTGGCCGATCGTCTCTGCCATACGGGGGTTAACTCGCTTGACCTTCAACGCCTCCTCAAAGGCGAGCACGACTTCGTGTGCTGTGACGTGGCCCTGCTTGATGACGCGGAGGAGCGCCTTGAGGTTTGGCTTGGTGGCCATAGCGCGCAGGATCTGCTGACGGTGAGCAGCGGTCACACGCGCCGACCCGCTGAGACGACCCTTCGGGATCTCCTTCAGGCCCGACGACTTCCGCTTGGGGACTACCTTCTTCGCTGTCTTCTTCTTCTTGACAGGGGCCTTCTTCTTGGAAGCCTTCTTCGCCGTCTTCTTCTTCTTGGAAGCCTTCTTCTTGGACTTCTTCTTCTTCTTCTTCTTCTTCGCGGCGGCGGAGAGAAGGGAGTCAACCTCAGACAGTGCTTCGACGATGTTCTTCATAGCGGACCTCTGTTGTTAGAGAATGTCGTCGATGACAGCATCTCTGAAAATCAATGGGGTAGGGGCGTCATCCGAACCTTCGTACCAGCCAGGGATACTCGCGGCCCAGTCTTCGATCCCGGCGATATCCGTGCGATGACAGACGATCATGGGGTCCTTGTTACGGATGATCGGGAGTAACTGGTTCGGCAAGTCGTGGGCGATGCGCGCGTCATCCCACCAGCCCTGCTGTTGGCTGTTGTAATCGACCTCGACAACCGAGAGTAGCGACACGACGTGGCGAACAATGGCTGTGGTGTTGACGCAGGCAGCCCACTGGCCCTGGACACCAGACACCACCATCGTATCAGCCAGGGTTCCCGATTTCTCGTCAGAGACTTCCCACAGGACACCGGACTCTCGGAGGGAAGACGCGCAGCGGTCGACAGCGCCCGGAACCTTACGCGCAGCTTCTACCAGCTTACGCAAGTCTGAAGGATTCAGATGGGCAGTGATCGGGCCTGGGGTCTCGTAGCGCATGAACACGAGGTCGGTCTCGACGTCGACATCACCCCAGTTCTTCGCCTCGTACTGAGCCACGAAAGCACGCATGATGTCTGTCTGCGATAGGTTGTTCTCGGTACATGCCTTCAAGCACCGTTCGTAGGTCTGGGTCGCGGTGGTCGGATCGAGTTGGATGGTACCCGATCCCTTGCGCGTCTCCTGAATCATCTGCTTGGAGAGCAGGAACCGGAGAAGCTCCTCCAAGCGGGTAATCACGCGCGCCCTGAAGCTCTGTGGGTCGCTTTCCTCGAACTGCTTGGCCTGGGCGGCGGCGGCGAACAAGAACTCGCGTAGCGCCCTCTCAGCAGGCGCTGCGGCTACCGTGTCCGGGCGGTCGGCGTTTCGGTTGCGGGGAGCAACGTCGTCAGTCGAAAGACGTACAAGGGCCTTCTCCGCCGAACGGAGAGCCCGTTGAGCGGAGCGGAGGGTCTCCAGTACGTCGTCCCGCTCCTGCGCGTCCACTGTCTTCCCCGTCAGTCGTCGTGGCGGTGGGTTAGTACCGAGTTACTGGCTGGCCCTTGTACGCGAGCCTTCGCTATCGAGGAAGGGTCTAGTAGCCCATCGCGGCGGCCTGTTGGCTGGCCTTAATGAGGACGCCCATCGCCTTTGCGGCGAGGGTCGCGGAGTCCAGCAAGACGCCCCAGTTGTTCCCTTCCTCGCCGTACCAGATGCGGATTCGTCCACCATCCTTCTTGGGAAGCGCGAAGTGAAGCTCTCCCATTTCCAACGTCACGTGCCCACTGCGGGTCCGCTCGTCGTAACGGACATCTTCCCCGCTTTTGAGTAGAGGCTCAAAGAATGGGGCGAGTGCCTCTTCCGCTTCCGGCGTGTCGCGAAGCGACGTTCTGCTGGCCTTGAGCGGCTTGCCGTCCTTGAAGGAGGCTTCCACGACGTCGTCGTAGTCGTCGACGAGCGCAGCCGCACTCGACTCGTAGAGGGTCTGCTCGGTCAGGTCGAGACCGCGACGACCGGCGGCCTTCACCTTCGCAGGCGGGTCGAGCTTGTCAGCAGCAGCGCGGAGAGAAGCGACGGTCTTAGCGCGGGTCTTCGAGTTCATTCGTGTCATCCGATCTTGGCAGCGTTCTGGACAGCTTTTGCAGCCGAGGCCAGACGATTTTTCTCGTTCTCCAGACGCGAGGCGAGCCCCTTCACCTGGAGGTCCATTTCTACGAACTGCTGCTCCAACGCAACCGACGCCGCGAGCAGCGCTTCCATCGTCTCGACCGTCGCCATGAGCGGCGGGAGCATGGTGTCGATGTTGGAGCGCATGTTGTCGATCTCAGCCTGCGCCATCACGGCTTCCTCGGACTTCGAGGGAGCGGAGTCGAGGCGCATCTGAGCTTGGTCGAGACGACCGGAAAGCTCAGACAGCGACTTCACGGCGGCGACGGCGCCCTTCACTTCCGGGAACCCCTCGGCTCCCGTACCCGTGATCATCTCTTCGAGCAGGTTGGCAGCGGTGATCAGCTTCGTCAGCGACGAGCGACGACGCTTGTCACCAGTCTTGTCGCCAACATCCTTGGCCGCAGAGATCGCCTTCACGAGGTTCTTGGGGGCGCGGCTTCCTGCCGTCACCTTCTCGGCCCCATTCATCTTGCCACCCATGAATTCATGAAAGCTACCCTCATCAAAGGAGCCTCCACTTTCATCCAGGTACTCTTCCATCATCTCGGCTTCTTCATCAGACAGCGGAGCAGTGAAAAGCTCAACCAGCGCGTCCTTGACCTCGTTCGGAACCTCTGAGTCAGCGGCCCACAGGACGCGAGCCTTGACCGCCTTTCGAGAGGCCCAGCTTCCAATGGCATCAAGCGCAGAGGCCCCTGCCATACCTGCCAAAGACGACAAGCCAAACAAGGCACCAGCCGCGCCGATAGCGCCCTTGCTGAGTGCGTTCAGCTTGACGGAAGTGGAGTACGCCCGCATGGACATGGCCAACTTTGTTGCTGCCGGCTTATCGATGTCGGTAGTTACCTTGTCGGAAACCTTCAACGAATCCAAAAGCTCCTTCTCCGTGCCTGTAAGGGCAGCTACCGCCATGGTTGTGAGGGCGGCAACCGCTGGAGCAATCCCTTTCGCTTCGAGGGTTCGGTCAGACAAGGCGTCACTCAATGACGAAGCCGTCTTGTCAATGGCACTGAAAAAGGACTTCTTCAGCTTCTTCAGCATACCTCCCTTTTTCCCATCAGCGGCTTCCTCATCCTTTTCGCCGTAGATGTAGGGCTCACCGTCCTTTGGCTTCACCATCAACTTACGGCTGCGGATCGAGAGCTTCGCAGGTGAACTACCCACGTTGATCATGGAGGAGTGTTTATTGTCCTTCTCAGGACCCTTCTGCCAGTGGAACGTAGCGCGTCCAACGTAGTTGCCGCCCTTCGTCTTCTCCGGCTGCGAGGTGACCTCGACCCAAACCTTGTCTCCGTACCTGTCACCACGCTTCTCCGCAGCGCGCTCCATCTTGGTTTGGTCGGACTTCGACATCTTGGCCGCACGGACCTTGAACGCCGACCCGGCGATGGCGTTCTTGGGGGCGTTCTTCTTGATGGCCCGTTGGACGATCTGGCCTGACCTACTGCCTGTGTCGTTGAGGACGATCTTACCGCCCTTCCACTCGGCGATATTCTTGCCGCCCATCCAGTTGCCGTCCAAGCGCTTGCCATCGGTCGTGAGCTTCTTGCTCTCGGCGGCCTTCTTGGAGGTGAAGGCGTCGATGACTTGCTTGTCGCTCTTGCCGAGCTTCACGTCAGCCTTGACGGTTGTGCCGCCCTTGATCATCCGCTTCGCGCGCTCTACCTCAGTAAGAGCCGAGTCCGTCTTCGACGTGATGAGGGCAGCGCGGGCGCCGAGGACGCGATCAAGGGCTGCTTTTGCGTTGGTCTTCATCATCCGTACCTGCGCGCGAGGGTGTACTCCACGAAGTGGCCTGAGCCCTGCTTCGCGAGAAGCTCCTTCGCGTAGTCATGCATGAAATCTTCGACGTTGGCTGCTGTGAGCTTGTAGGGCTCGATGGCAGTCAGGGTGTGGGCTTTGAGGCGCTGACGCGCCGTACTGGCCTCGACCTCTGCTGTCTGTGTCGCTTCTGTCTGGTTGTCCGCACCGAACACCTGGGCCAACACCTTCCAGCCCCCAGCATCCTGCGCGACCGACCACACGCGGAAGTGGCCACGACCGAGCATCGTGGCGAACATCCGCACTTCCGTAGGAACCGCAACAGCACCGAAGTACCACCCGAGGTGATGAGGAGCAGGAAGCGGATTCGGTACGTGGTCGATACGCATGTTCGGTGTCACGCGCTCGATAGCCGAGAACGTTGCACGGACCAAGCGGTCGGTCACTTTACCTTCGGCCTTGCCCCAGGAGAGAGCGAGGTCGAAGGCACCGATGCTCTCACGAAGAGCTTCGCTGTGACGCCCGGGAGCGTTCTTCACGAGCCCGATGACACCGGAGAGCAGCGCGCAGTCCAGAGGAGTCGCGTCACGCTCCTCAAGAACCGCCTTACGCGGCTTCCGCCTTTTCGCTGACGAACGTCCAGAGCCGGCGGCTACTTGGACGTCTTGACGAAAGGGCGAGCAGACCCCGAGACACGAGCCGAGCCTGTGACCGTCGAGATCGGCTTGATGGGCTCCTCACCCGGAGGCGGACGGTTGTCAGTGACCGGGAGGGTCGAGGACGGCGAGATGATCTCGGTCATCTTCGGGTTACCCGGATAGACGAGCGCGTGGTAGCGCCGCATTACGTCGTCGGTCTCCTTCATCGCTGCCGGGCTCTTCTCGACCACGTATGTGATCGCTGCCGGGTCCACGGTGAAGGTGCCGCCGCCGCCGAGGCTCGTGATCTTCACGCCGGCTGCGCCGGAAGTGCTGACCTTGCCACGGTGAATCTGGCCGTTGTGGTAGAAGTCCACCACGTCGCCAAGGTCCACGCTCGCGAAGCCGCCTGAGACCACCGGGATGGCCGCCGCTGACGCCAGTGTCACATGCTTGCGACCCGAAGCGCCGCCACGAAGGGCATCGCGACGAACGCTGAGCATCTCCTCGATCGAGGTCGACTCCTTGCGGACGATGTAGTCCGGGCCGTCCTCGGCAGAGACCACTTCCCAAAGCTGGTTACCAGCGTCGAGGAACTGGCCCATGCCTGCCTTGAGCATGGTTGTGGACGCGCTGAGCGGCTGCCGGAGTCGCTTCTGCTCGACCACAAAAGTGAGAAAGTGTCCGTCGGGGTAAACCGACGTGGTGTCTGCACGCGCCTGGACGTTGCCACCGAAGGCACCCATGCGTGAGGTGAGCCAGGACTGGACATCCCAGATCGAAGGCACACCGAACAGCGTGGAGTATGTGGCCAGCACCCGAGCAGCGGTACCACTCTCGATGACTTTGACATCGTGAAGCTCCAGGTCAGAGCGAGCAACGTCACCCTTGGCCTTCAGCTTCGCCTGCATACGCTCGCGAAAGTTGTCCTTCATCGCTTTGGTTCCTTTTGACGCGGTTGACTCGGTGTGAGTCCTGTGAGGTGTCTAGTGCAGACTGTCCTTTGAGTACGCTTCTTTGACTGAAAACAACTCGGGTAGGACCACCGATCCCAGATAAAGGGCAATCCCCGCAGCGTCTGCCTCGTGCGGTGTTGGTGTACCAAAGAAGCTAAGAGCACCACCCTGGTCTTTTGGACACACGTTCCGGTGCAACCAGTTTTTCCATTCGGTGTTCCGGAAGTAGAAAGTGTTTGGTCCTGCCATCGCCGGGAGACGCAGGTTGATATCCTCGGCGCTCGCACCTTGTCCACCTGGACGGTAAGTGAATCGCTCTGCTGCCATGGCTGTAGGTTTCAAGTCCCTATAGACGAAAGTCCAGAAGAACGATTCCCACATACGCAGCGACGCACCAAAGAGCTTGGTGCTACCAAGGTCAGGAGGGTACAGTAGGCCGTGTCGGTGGAGGAGGAAGCCACGCTCAACAGAGCCGCGCAGGACGGCCCAAGCAATGTATTTCCTCCCCATGTCGAACCCGACGACCTTCATAAGCTCCTCTACACAGGTACGGTACCCTTATATGGCGTCTCAGAGGAAGAAGAAAGTAAGCGGCAGTACGAAGCAGGTCAACACCGGGTGGCTACAAGTCATCGAGTCGGAACCACCTCGCTTCTTCTGTCCTGTCACCTCCGAAAACCTCACTGGTCCATGTCAGCTAAGAGGATGCCCTCTCTGGACATCGAACAGTAAGGTGTATTGCTGCGTTGGTGCCTTCGGCGGAATGAAAGCAGCCAACAGCGAGGAGCGGTTGCAGGCGACATCGGCGAACCAACGCGAGAAGCGCGGTACCCTCCGCTCCGCTGCTGATGGGAAGCTCAGCTTCTACGACCTCGCCCACCTATTCGGGTTCAGCCGTCAGCGTGTGGAGGGCTTTGTGAGCTTCGGTAGAAGCATCATCGAGACTTTGGCCCCACTGTTTGCGAACATCGATGTCACGCCGGAGCGTGACCGCTCCCAGGCGGAGCGCCGTCTCGGTAGCCCTACTCTGTTTACGTACTCTGCGCCCTCGTCCCACACAGACGAGGACGGTGATGAGACCCGCGTGTGCATCTGCTGCGAGACCATCATCGAACCCGACGACAATGAGCTGGTGCTCGCAATCCTCGATCGGGCTGAGGTGGCGTGGTGCTCCCGCGAGTGCGCCCGCGAGTTCCCCATCGACGCCTACCTCGTCGCGAACCGCTACAAGCGACATTGGTCCCAGGTCGCGCTCGGCAAGGACACCATTGACGAGCGTAGCCGTGTACGCGAGATCACTGTCAAGCGCATGCAAGCCCTCAAGGAGCTTGCCGAGAAACAGGGGTATGCGTAGATGAGCGACACGCGGCTGATCATCAACTAGATGGTGCGGGAGGGAGGACTCGAACCTCCGACCTCCTGACGCAAGCGCCAGGCGAGCTACCAACTGCTCTACTCCCACAAGTGGTTGGGTGAGAAGGGATCGAACCCTCGACCTTCCGGGGGCTTAGTCCGGACGCTCTACCAACTGAGCTATCACCCATTAGGTTCCCTTCGTGCATTACAGTGCATGAAAGGCGGGCTGATTAGGCCCGTCGATGCATTTCAGTGCATCATGCCGTCGCTGACTGCGGGGAGGTTACCACGCGCGTCGTGTTTATCTCCTCCCGTTCTTCCAAGAACTGACTGAGGAACGGCTCCGCCTTCTTCAGCCACTCACCTTGCTGCGCGTAGTCCATGTCATGGCAGTGGGTTCTGCCTCTCTTGTGCGCACGCAGCGCGTACAAGAGCGTCAGGTACACGCAGCCAGCGCCGGACGTGCGTAGGTTCCACTCGTTGAGCACCTTGCGGAAGGCTTCCCATGCCTCGCCGTTCGGTTGCTGCAACTCCGGGTACCGCCGCTGTCGCGCTACGTCCCACTTGGCTAGATCCACAACGTAGTCTTTGCTGTCAATCATCTTTGTCTCCTTTTGTGTAGAGCTTGAGGTTCCCCAGGGCCTTGCACCTAGGCCCTGGGGGCAAGCCGATAGCCATCGCCTGCCCGAAGTATGGCGCATCGGGCTCGACGACAAGATGATGAACATGCCCACGAGCCGCCAGGGCCGAGGACAAGTTCATCAGAGATTGTTCGTTGGGAACCGAGAGGATGACAGCGAAGGTGCCGACCTCGGTAGGTCCGGTCTCTCCTGCTGCATGACAGATCATCGCCGCAGCCACGCCTACCGAGAGGTCGGCGCGTACGATGATTTGGTGCCTAAGGGGCACGCCCGCGACGGGCTGCGTGTCAAGCTCGCTGGTTCATGAGATCAGTATGCGCACCAGAGCACACGCCGTCAAGAGATCCTATGAGTTGATCCGCTCTTCCCAGGTTAGGTCGACCGAAGAGAGCGCTGGCTCAGAGGTCAACGGCGTCCCCGCCGGGGTAACGGCTTGGACGCGGAACGATATGTAGTAGCTGGCCGGAACGTTTGGGATCAGGACGTCCGCTGTTCGGTGCAGGATACGGGTGGTCGTCCCTGCGTCGTCATAGATGTCCTCGACGAAGAGCGTGCCTGTGAGCCCATCGTTGATGTTCTGAGAGCGTCCATCGTAGACGGTGTACTCGACCTGCCACCGAACCGCCTTGCCGCTCTCGTTCAGGTCCCCAGTCTTCGTCCAGTGGATGTGAAACGATGGCTCAGTCACGGCGTAGGCCGGCAACTTTAGCTGCCGGAACGCTTCGTCAACGTTCGGTGTGAACTGGAGCACCACCGTTGTGCCATAGACAACGATGCCGGGGATGGTTCCGCCTGCCCAATGTGCCGAGGTAGGCGACAGCACCGGGATGTGCTGCAAGCGCGTCACGTTCGCCACGACCTGGTTCGGCACAACCTCGGTGTTGTCGTTCTCGTCCGGGTCGTTAGCAGCGGTGATGTTGATGAGGCCGCGCGCCTGCATGTTTGGGATGTCCGACTCGTCCATCTTCGACGCCGGGAGCGTGCGGGTTACCTCCCCGTAGGCCGGGATGTTGGCCTTCACCGGGAGCGGGATGGCGAGCACGGAGCCGAGCAGGTTCTTGATTGTGTACGTTGCCATGTTGAGCCTCAGCGGGACTATTTCGTTCTCAGGTGCCACTTGCTTCGGGCCGCTGCCATCTTATTGGGATCGATGCGGCGGACCTTCACCGGATCTAGAGCCCGTGGTATTGCTCAGTCTGCCTACCGGATGGAGCCGCCTCGACACCTAGCTTCTTCAGGGCTTCACGCAACACCAGCTTGGCGACCGAGTATGGGAAGCTCTCATGTGAATAGGAACCTAACCCAATCAGAGCCTGAAGCTGAGCCTCATAGGTGCTTTCGCGCCCAAGTGTCCTCTTGAGGATGGAGTAGATGTTCTTCTTTGGAGAATCATGCTCCTGCATAAGGCGAGATACGTACTCATCAAAAGAGATGCGCTCCTGCGGCTCTGCCAGCCACTCCACCTTAGTGACCTTCCCGGGGTTGACCTCAGTCATTGACTCAAAGTCCTTTGGGTCGATGGAAAAGTACAAGATACCCCCTGCCGTGCCCTCCTTGAACGGAATGCCCGCCTTCTGGATTTTGCCCCCCCAGTTACTGTAGCTCTTGCTGTGTAGGTACACGCGCTCGATGGCACGAGGGGACACGAGGCCCCGGAAGAGCGCTTGTGGCTCATTCCCCCATGCCTTCCCTGAAAGATAAGCCGACGTCGAGGGGCGGAATGATTGTGGGAACTTGGACCCCCACGTCCCATCCTCTTTTCGCATCGCATCGGGAGACGGAAACGGAGGAAATAGGTTCTTACCCAAAGCCTTAAAAGATACAGCTATGCCACCAAACATCCAAGTATTCCCGAGGTTGGGCGCCACAAAGAGGCCACGATTCACTACGACCCGCTTGCCACCGACGTTCACCCAGTGCGGGTACTTCCGCCGCGTCGGGCGTCGGGCATCGATGCCGTTTTTAATGAAGTCGGCGATATCGTCAGCGTCCGATGCGTGGAACACACGGAGAACAGTCGTAGGCTTCAGGTTCGCAACGTCTGAGCGCTGACCAGCTTCAAGTAAGGACCGTGCCTCGATGAGTGCATTCATAGCTGCTTGAATCTTGTTAACTGTGCTCATTTGATGACCTTCTCGATCTCGATCACAGCGGCAGGTGCCGCTCGTACTTCCTTCTCGCCACCGTGGAAGGACACGCTCGGGTGGTCCATGTTCACCTTGGCTACCACGATGCCGACATTGCGGAGGTTGGCGCTCTTGAATGCCTTGGTAGAAGAAGCAAAGAAGATTGGGTCGAACCTATAGCGCGACTGCTGAAGGTACTTCTTGTAGAGCCAAAACACCATTTTCGGGTCATCTAGTTTCTTCAGAAACTCGGAGGTGGCCCGTTCCCCGTCGACGGAGTTCATGTGGTTGAGGAGCTTGTCCCATGTCCCCCGCTCAGCCTTAATGTGGCGGACAAGCTGCTCCCCTGTGTACGCGCCATGCATGATCATGACTGCCTCTTTCAAGGCTCTGGAAATCTCTTTGGCAGCGTGCAAGTCGTGGGTGAAGGAGATGCCCTTCTCCCCTGTCCTGGTTGCTTGCGATCCTCCAAGACCGCCTTCGTTGGGGACCTTCTCCGAGAACCCATTTCGCCCGATGTCAACTGCGTTGATCGAGGCGTGGTACAGCGTCTCCACGTCTTCGTGCGTAGGGATGTCTTCGGCGCTCTTCTTGGCCTGTTCGATCTGCTTCTGGACTTCTTGCAAGTCCATCTTGCTAATAAGCGCTGGTACCTGCGTCTGGAACAGCTTGATGAGTGCGTACGCTTTCGCGTTGTCCTCTGGACGCCAAGTGAGGTCGACTTCGTCTTCAAGCTCCTTCAGGACTTCGTTCAGCGACTTCGTGAGCCTGGCCGACGCCTTCATGGCTTCTTGGTGACGGTAGCTCATGCCGGAGAACTCTCGCAGTGCGGTCATCTCCACAACTTTGAAGGGCGAGATACTTAGCTCCTTCTCGGTCTCATCAAGAACCTTCTCGTAGTCGCTCAGAAGAAGGTCGGCTCCCTCGACGTACTTTTCCAGAGCGACCGAGACGTTGTAGTCAAGGTCGATTCCTTGGTCGGACAAGGCTTCCTTCATGCCTGACATATCGATCAGCTTGTTTAGCTTGCCAGCGGCAACCAATGCGATCTTGAACTGAGCCAGCAGGTTACGCGGGGGACGTTGAATCCGGCCACGGACCCTCGCAGCAGGCTGAGAACGATTCGTCTTTTGGAGCTTCTTCTGCCGCTCCGCTACCGACTTCTTGTAGTGCGGCAGCGCCTTCTTCAACCCGAAGTGCAACGGGCTCGGCAGATCGTCGATGTCCGTCCAGACGTGGTCCGACGACTCCCAACCGTGCTTGGGCTCGAACTCCTCGGGAACGATGATGAGGTAGTTGTGGTACCGGAACTTGGCGTCCTTGAAGACGTACACGAGGTCAAGCTCGAAGTGACCGCGATAGCCCGCTTCCTCAGTGACCTCTCGCCGAAGGGCGTGGCTCGGGTCTTCACCATCGTCGATGGCCCCGCCCCACACGCCCCAGGTGTTCGGCTCGTTCACCTGCGAGCTACGCTTCTGGACGAGCACGCGACCCGTGTCCTTCGCGTAGAACAGACCGCCGGCCCCCGCGTTGCCCCAGAACTTCCCTGACTCGTCAGTGAAGATTTCTCCTCCCAAGACCTCAGCGGCCTTCAGCTCTTTACCGGCGGCGAGGTTCGCTGCCTTCTTCAGTGCCTCGCGAATCTCGCGGCTGGTCATGGCTTTCTGAAACTTGGCCCTGTCGAGCATCACGACTTTGTAGCGCTTTGAGATGCCTAGCTCGTCGAGAAGGTAGTTCTTGCTGTTTCCTTCATAGCGGTAGATGATCGTGCCTTCGGGGAGATTGAGCACGCCCTTTTTGGTCCGCCATTCCGCCTCGCTTTTGAACTTCTTGCCAAAGTCGCGAAGCCCCCACTCAGCCATCCGGTAGTAGAGCGCGTCGCTCGCGTCGCCCCGACTACGCAACTTGCTCAAGTCATAGGCGTCGATGGATTCGACACCCTTCTTCAAGATCCTTGCGAGGTCTTTGACACTCCGAACCTGCGCTCTCCCCTTTTCCAACTGCTTTGCGACCTGCTGGAGCGCGTCACTATTGAAGTACAACTCGCGCAGGAAGCCGTACTCGCTCGACCACTTCGCCCCGTACTCCTTGCCGGAGGCAAGCTCCTTTTGGAGTGCATCAGCCGCCGCTCTATTACCCCCGCCGAAGAAGAGACTGAACAATCTATCTGCCACAGCAAAGTGCCCTGTCGGCGTGTCCGTGTCCGCGTTGGCAATACGGTAGACAGCCTCTAGTCCCTTGCTGGCGAGGTACTCTGGCTTCTCGTATAGGACGCGCGAGACCTTGTTCGCCTCGACGAGAGCTTGGCCGGGGATCTTGAGGATGGTGTCGCCGATTGCATGGAAGTAGACCATGATGAGGCTGGAGCCGGAAACACCAGCGACCCCTTCGAGCTTCCCTTTCGCCAGTTGCTCCCAACGGTCGCTGGTCTCCGGCAACTCCGTGACCATGTAGAAGTGCTTGGGCACATCCGGGGTCGCGTATGACTTCGCGTCCAGCGCTCCCGCAGCGGCGGTGACGATCCCGTTGGCGACCAGCAAGAGGCCGCCCGACAACTCCTTATCGGTGATGCGGTCATCACCGGACAAGATCCTAGATGTGATCGGAGACTTGACGCGCATGCCTGCCGCCAGCAGCGCCCCAACCGCCTTACGAAGTTCCCCCTCGTCGATGTCGGAGTGCTGGATCGCGATGGCGCGGCCGACCTTGGTGACGTTGATGCCATGACGCTCGACGCCGCGTGTGTGGCGTTTCACCGAGCCGTGGCGCGAAAGCGGGATGCCAGCTTTCCGTAGAACCCCCATCACTCCCTGGACGCTAAGAGGACCTGCCGCTAGAAGCTCCTGAGCCGCGCTCAGAGCGACGGAAGCGACTACTGCCTGCCCCTTCAGGGTGAGCGTGTACTTCCCGCCACGCGACGACACAGCGCCCAGGAACAGCAACCGCGTCAGGTACGCCCGGATCGCCGTCTGCGACTGCCCTGTCCACTTGCGGATCCCCACGATACTCATCGGCTGACGCTTGAGCGTCCGCAGGATGTCTACAAGAGCAGGCTGAGTGATTTCAGAAGTCGCCATTAAGTACACCCACACTACACCAAGTTCAAATAAATCAATGTATCGGTGAGGGTGAAACCAACATTGACACCAGGTCCTCGGAACTGTGTGGGGTCGTAGATGTTCGGAGACCCTGCCCCGACGCCACTTGAATACACCTTGTAGGTGTACTGGTTCATGCCGTACTTGCCCATGAGGCGATTGGCAACATGCGCAATCGGCGTAGCCTGGCGGATGATGTCGCGCTTCGCGCTAGGCCATGCACCGGGGTCAGTACCACGCAAGTCCTCCAGCAGCTTAGAGGCAATAGTGTCATAGACACCCTGCTGGTCGATGTCGAGTGTAACCGATTGCCCGGAAAACGAGAACTGTAGTTCTCCAGCCAGGAGTTGCTGAGCGTGCATAGCCCAGAGGGCAGCAGCCTCGATGAGGAACCGGGTAGTGGTCGAGGCGTAGGGGAAGTTCAACAGCGACCAGTCGGAGGCCGGGGTTGTGCCGTTGAGAATTCCCAAGCCGCGCTGGAAATACTCGAAGAGGTCCGAGTCCGGGTACGACTGGATTGCTCCTTGTCGCTTCTGCAACTTGTCGATGAGGACGCGGAGCGACGGACCTAGTGACCAGAAGACGGAGGGCGGGACAAAGATGCGCTGTACCGTCGTCTCGGTGGGGCTCGTGATTGTCTGCCGGTAGTTCCAGACAACCTGGATCTCTCCGAAGTCGGTGAGGGCCGGGGTATCGAAGATGTACGCGAAGAGGTTCTGCTCCTCGACCTCGACGATGGTTCCGCCCGCCAGGGAACCTGTGAACAGTGCCGTGTCCGAGGGGCAGGGGTTCGTCAACGACGACGACATGAACCCCTGGATCGAGATTTCGTCAGGACGACGAGGCAGCCGAAGCACAACGCGCTCCGAGTTTCCTGCGTAGACCATGTAAGACTCGGCCCGAACGTCATCGAGCGTGTCAGGTGTCCGCAGTTCGATGACATCGAAGGGCAGCGTCTGCTGAAGCTGCCTTGCCGTTTGCGCCACCATGTTCCAAACGATGCGCCACTTGTTCGACTGCGTGGACAGTGGAGCATCTTGCGGAACCGCCCATGAGGCTGTCCAGCGTCCTGGCTGCGAGCCGGGGGTACCCACGCCGGAGTTCACCTGGACACCGGAAGGGTCCACGATGGTGTACGAAGGCGACTCCGCCGGGTTAGCAGGCACAGCCGGGGTCGTGTTGTTGGGCGCGTCGTCGAAGAAGTCGGCCTCGAACACAACGCCAATTCCTCGCGCGTGTTGCGCCAGGTTAGGAGCAATTACTTGGTTGGTGGTACCACCGCCGGTTGCGTTCGTAGGGAAGGCCATGTCGTTCCTCGCTGATTCAGGATGCCGAGTTGGCAACCTATGAGGAGAGGAACCACCCCACTCTCGGGAGAACCCCATCTAGTGCCAGCACGCATCTACCGACCCGAGTATGATCAGTCACGATTCGACAACTCGACAGTCGGGGGCGATCACTATCGCCAAATCGCAGAGCGTGAACTCATCCCGCGCATCATCGAGCGTCAGAAGCAGGCACTGAACGTCGTCCCGGACTTCTTCCGCTTCTACCAGAGAGCCTATACTGGCCGTCGCTGCTCCTGCTTCTCATCGATCGAGACTTCCCCTGCGGCCTCTTGTGGGGTGTGCTTCGGTACTGGCAACACGGGCGGCTACCAGTTGTACGGCCATGTGACGGATGTCTTTGATGCGACGGCTCCGTCCACGGCTATCTCCGTCGTGCAGGACTTCGACCAGATCACGCGCCCCATCCAGTTCCGCCTCACCCATAGCGCGGTACGCGGGTACATCGACTTCACGATGCCTGTGCGGGGCGGCATCAACCGTTGCACGCTGGCCAGCCTTCACGCGGTAGCTCCTCGCGGAACACGGGTACGTGCCGGGGTGAAGCTGTTCAGCGAGCCTGATTTCGTCGACCTCACCGTGGAGGCAGTGACCGCACGCTTGCAGGCCGCTCAGACCTCGGGCGGGCTACACCTACGGGTTACCCTGGAGCGGGATTCGATCTCGGCTGAGAGCCCGCGCTTCTCGTTCTTGCGCGTCCGTTACCAGACGCTTGACGACGACACCGTACGTGGAGACATCCCGCGCAGCACCGAGGCCAACCGCTCGTCGGAGTTCGGTTGGTTCGAGGATGTGGCCACGCGATCGATGTACCTCGACTCTACGCTGCGTTCTGTGACGACGGAAGACCTCTTCCGTCAAGTGAATACAGGCAGGTTGTGGAAGTGCTTCTCGACCAACGCGAACGCGCCGGGCGGTCTTCTCACGTCATGGGATCTTGAAATCCGTCTCGTCCAAAACAGCGAGAAGTACGCGAGCATCCCATGACCCCCACGTCCCGACGCCAAGTAGCCCGTGCCCTTCGTGCGGCAGCCAACGCGCTTAGTGCGGGCATCGTGAAGCACCCGCCCGCTATGCACGCGGAGATCCTTGAGTGGGTTCACGCTGTCGCCGCCGCGAACATGGTAGAGGCAATCAAGACGAAGATTGCCGAGACAAAGAAGGCGAAGAAGGAAGCGGCAGAGCGCTACGACAAGGTGCGCGAAGCGATCGACGACATCAAGGCCAACCCGACAACGTGGTCAGCATACAAGGCGTTCGACGAAGCGATGTGGGCTTTCGGCGCGCGGAGCCGTCGCCCCGTCCGCGACTTCCAGAAGCTCACGCCAGAGAGGAAGAAGGCGCTTGAGAAGACGGTGTGGGCCGAGATAGAGGAGGCTGAGGATCGTCTCAAGGGCAGCCTCGGGATCTACGACGAGTGGGTGAATGAGTTTCATCAAGAGCTGAATGCGCTCCATACGTACCTACGCCACGGGGTTGGTCCCGTTGATGATGAGGAAACCAAATCCTTTCCCATCAACACCGAAGGCTGGGACTATGGCACTAAGGAGTACGTCGAAAGGCTCAACGACCGCCTGGTTACTATCACGCAAGGAAATATCGAATCGTACAAGGAAGCACTCAAGCTCATTCCAGCGGACAAGAGGAGGCGCCTTGAGCACCATATCGCCTTTGCGGAAGAGGATCTCGCAGCCTTGATGAAGGGTGAGCGCGCCGACTGGAAGAACATCACCGTCACGCTCGCCCTGGAACCAATCCAGAGTGAAGCCGCCTCGTGGAGTAGCGGGCGAAAGAACCTGCGCATCGTCATCCCGCGCATGAGCCCAGACCAGTTGAAGCATCTCTCAAAGGCACTGCGTCACGAGCTTCAACACTTCTCGCAGGCGTGGCTATCGTTCATCGCGGGCTGGACAGCATACCAGCTAACCGAAGGCGGTGAACAAGCCCCGCCTCTGGGGGGCTTGCCGACGAAGCGCTCTCAAACGCCCGAGTTCCAGCAGGAGATGTCCCCCGGCCGCAGCAAAGCCGACGACCCCAAGACCAAAGCGCTACTCAAGAAGCTCCGCTCAGAGGGCGTCAACACCAAGCTCATCGACTTCCACGACCTCGACGACATCGAGTTCTACACCGAGTTGCTCGACGCCATCGAACGGTTCAACGACAGGTTGGCGCACAACCCGCTCGACGCCAAGAAGAAGCGGCTCGCCATCAAACTCTTCGTAGGCGAGGGCGTCAACAACCCGGAGTTCTATCGCAAGACAAGCGACGTGCTCAAGTACCCGTGGGGTGAACCCGACAAGTTCTTCGCGAAGCTGTCGAGGACGAAGCGCTCTGCGCGCAAGCTCCGCGAGGCGCGGTCAGAGTTCGTCAAGGCTGTGCTGTAAACCTACCCCGGCGGCAGGCCCGTCTTCACGAAGCGGTGGACGGCGGAGTTAGGCACCTTGCTCAGCCAGTAGGACTTGGCGGACTCGTAGTTGTTGAAGTTGCGGTACGCCGTCATGGGCTTCTCTTGATGCCCGCGACGGAACGCACAGACGTAGACCTTACGCGGTGACCACCAAGCGAACCCGAATGGCCCGACCAGCACCCTCCCGCGTTTCGGGTCGTTCACCCAAATCGTCGCTGTCTTCCGCCACTTCGACATTCATGCTTACGGGTTCAGGCAGGCTAGCCCTGCTTCTTCAGATTCGCCTTTACGCACTTCTTCCCGTCAAAGTGGAAGCCATCGGGGCACCGACCTTGTTTCTTCCGGTAAGCGTCGGCCTTCATATTCTTGTCTTCCGCCTTGCGCTTCTCGCGGTCGTTGTGGATGTTCTCTTCAACCTCGGTACGCTTCGGCTTCGGCTTCGGCGCGAAGTACCTCTCGGCGCTCTCTTCGGCTTCTTTCTCTCGGGCCTTGCGCTCCTTGCGCTCCTTGAACCAGTCAACAGCATCGTCGATGACGCCTGTTCCCAGCCCTGTCCCCTTTGGTGTGCCGGATCCGGGGCCTATGCGCGCCTGCAATGCGACCTCGATGTCTGCCTTCTTCTCTGAGTCATAGGTCTGCGGCCACAGCTCCCCCGTCTTGTTCGATACGACGCGCCACTTTCCATCACGTTTCACAACACAGCCACCGGAAGGGCACTTCCCTTCCTTCGCTAGGAGGACCTGGCCGGCAGCCTCGACGAGTGACCGCACGGCGTTCATGTCTACGGCTTCCCCGTACAGCACGTCAGCACGGGCGTCAGCGATCCAACCCCGCAGCAAGGAAGCGGGGCCGCGAACCGAACCAAGGACGGGGGAGAGGTTCCGCAGCGAGTGCTCGATGGCGCTTCGGTGGTACACAAAGCCGGGCTCGCTCGCGAGAGACGGGTCCTTGAGCAGCTTCATAGAGTGCTCAAGTTCCTCCTTGATGAACTCAGCGGCCTCTCGCGAGACGGTGATCCGATCGCTACCCCGTGCGAGCGCTTTCAGGACTTCCTTGGCGAGAGCGGGGGCACGGCGGCGGCGTCCTAGTACCGTGAGCTTTGTTTCAAGCTCCTCTTTTGCGAGTGGGGTGATGTCGAACGTGACCTCCGCTGCGGCTCTAACGTTTGCCACTATATCCTCGAATCCTGGGAAGTCGCCGCGAGGCAACTTCACCCGTGTTTGGTCTGGCTGTGGGAGTTTCTTACCGCTCATCTTCTCAGCCCACGCGATGGCCTGAGCGATAGCTGCGGGACCCTTCGGGTCTTTAAGGACGGAGCGGATGCCCGCATCCTTCATCCATCCCTTCCCCTCCTGCCAACCACGCGAGGACTTCTTCGGGTAGCGGCGACCATAGGGGTCACTACCCCGATCTCCGCCTGAGGTCTGAGCCTTCGCGTTGTGGTACGGGATGGGGTGCATCGACGGCGGGAACTGGCTTGCCGTGGGGTCGATGATGGCCTTCGCGGACTTGGGGTCCTTGCCCCAGAACACGAAGAAGTGGCTACCCTCACCGAGAGCAGGCCACGTATCGCCCGAGAGTCTACCCGTGCGCCAGCCAAGCTGGACACCGCCAGCCAGGAACTTGAACATCGAGGCTGCGTTGTCGCACTGACCAGTGAGGGAGAGCCCTTCCTTTGAGGTTCCCTCTGGAGGAGGGAACTTCTCAAGGTACGTAAGGCTTCTTCCCCCCTTGTCTGGGTAAGTCGGAAGCGAACACCCCTTGACGTACTTTGCGACGAGCTTCAGGAGGGCTCTAAGCTCACGGGGAATTCTCGGCGTACTCGCGCTCACCTTGCCAGCGCGAGTACACCGTTGCCCACCAAGCCCCGCCCGATATTCATCCCAGAGGCACTCAACTTCGTCGAGTGACGGGAGACCGGGCGGGGTCAGTACGGGAGTAGTGCGTCGTCGTGCCACTACCCAGTATGCCGTTATCTAACACTTCTCGCGGGTTAGCTGCGGGCTCCTACCTAGACTCAGGCTTCTTCCTGCTCCTTCGCAGCCGCCGCGTTGGCTCGCGCGTTATCGGCCTTCATCTGGTAGGCGATGCGATCACGCGCCCACACCTGAGCGTCATGCGGCCAGAAGGAGCCGGAGGCTACACCCTGGAGGTCCGCGACCGTGAGGTCCGCGAGCATGAGCGAAAGCTCACCAACCACCGCTGTGGAAGGAGTCGATCCGCTCTTGACGCGAGCTTCCAGCGCCGTGAGGCGGGTGCTGCGGTTGGACTCCAACTTCGGGTCAGCGCGCTGACCGTCTGCGTTCATGAGGTTGAGAGCCTCCGCGAGCTTCGGGTCCATGGCGGCGATGATGTTCTTCATGCCTGCGCTGCTCGCCTTCTGGCGCTCCGCCTTGTCACTCGCTGAGGCTTCCTTGTTCTTGCGCTTCTCGTCGGAGCGCGCGACGTAGGTGTTGTTCGCCTCGTTGTACGCGGCGCGGAACGACGCTTCCTGCGCCGGGTCGCCACGCTCGATGAGGGCTTCCTCCTCGGAGACGACCTCGATCGTTCCATTGTTCAGCAGGCGACGGAACGACTCGGACTGCCGAAGGGCATCGGGGTCGATGTGGTCGCAGATGTTGAAGGCAATCGCCGTCCGGGGGATGTTGAACGAGCGTCCACCTTCCGCCGTCGGGAAGTTGAGGACCGTCATCATCTGAGCACCAGTCTCACGGTGCCGCGACTTGTTGCGGATGTAGAGGGGCTTGCGCTCCTGGAGGGTCTTGTCGATCTCGAAGAAGGAAGAATAGACGGTCATGGAATACTCCGGGCGTTGGTGTCTGGGTCAGAGTTCATCTACCACTAGCACACCCCAAACGACTAGGGCCTTCTCCGACGACAATCGGAGAAGGCCCTACTTCTAGGCAAGCACGACCGCCGGATCACATACTAAGCGCTACGCTCAGTACGGCTGTCCAGCACCTCGCACACCAAAGGTGAAATCTGCGCGGTCTGTCCGCCAGACTTGTCTGCTAGGTACCCAAACTTTGCCATCCCACGAAGGGCGCGCACAGCAAGCCACCCGGGGACAACGGTCGCGGGGACGTCGTTTGAGGCGAGCAGCAGCGCGGTGCGCAGGTCTCGATCTCGAAAGACGATGCGGGCCAGGACGTGTCGTTGTCGAACTCCTGCTTGAACGGTGTTCGGCTTGTCGAGCATCTGGTTGATGGCGCGGGCGATCTCACTTCTCGTCAACGACGCGATGACAGGTTCTAGGTCAACCGCGCCCTCGACCGCCCGCGTAAACTCAAAGCCAGCTAGGCGCTTCTTGCATACCTCGTAGACGTGCCATGCCTTCTCGCCGTGGTAGTTGGCGAGTTCTTCGAGCTTCTTCAAGCCCTTCCGCACAGTCTCCTCCGGAAATCCGATACCGAAGGCCGCTTCCAACAGCGCTGCTCTCTTGTATGGGCAGAGATGAATGAGACCGACCGTGCGACGAGTTCCGCCAGATAGAAACGCGGAAGACTCCAACAGAGGAGCGTCTGGTCCCTCGATCAGAAAGCTGTACGCCTGAGCCGTACGAAGTAGAGGAGCCACCTTGCTTGGACCGAAGTGGTTGTCGTGGTCATTGATGGGAATCGGACGAGAAGGCGCACCGGAACCGGAAATCCTACCGGTGCGTCCGGTATTCCGTCCCTTGCTGCGGCTCTCGGCAATGTTCGTGACCACTGTCTTGCCTCTCCTCGTCTTTCCAAGGTTGCTTGGATCGAGGTCTCTATGCTTGACATTGTTCTGCTTCAAGAAGCTGAGGATGGACTTTGCCCAGCGCACCTTACGCTCTAGTCCTGGGTCTCTCCATACTGACTGCCTCGCTTTCATCAGGTGGTCACCACGCTCCTTCTTTGCGAAGGGGATCGCCTGGTCAGGTCGTCGACGCCGCACTTCCGACGGGTCATAGACGCTCGGCTCGTCAACCGCAGCGACGTACTCAAGGAACTCCTGCACGTCCTCAGGATCAGCCGGACGTAGACCACCATATTGCATAGCCCGCCAGCGGAAGAAGGTGTCTACAAACAACAGCCAGTCTTGCTCAGGAGGCCAGCGAAGGGTGTCGTGATGGATGGCCCACATGGGCTTCTTCCCACGAAGTCGAACCTCGAACACGTCATGGACAACAGGCATAGCGGGGTGCCGCTTGCTCTTCATGCGGTTCCACGCCTTACCCTCCATCTTGTCGGGGGTGAGCGTGATCGAGCCGGCTTGTTTTGGTAGCTCCCACGTCGTCAACGGACGGTGATGGTAGCGGCGGCGCCCTCCGATGACGGGTGCCCGTTGGCGAACACCCCTCTCAGGATCGATTCCAAGACGTTTGGCGATACGCTTCCACATCTTCGGGTGCTCGACGAACTCGTCCGGCTGGTCGAGATTGCCGTGCTTGATGTGCTTCCAGGCGTCGTGGGGGACTTTGAACGCAGATGACACTCGTACACCATGTTGGGCAACCGCGTTGCCGATCTCTCGTAACATGCGCTTCTTGTTCTTTGGAGTCAGGTGGTCCTTGACACGCAGCCAAGTACCGCTCTTCTTCAGGGCCTGTGAGAACGAGAGCCCGCTATCGATGACGCCCAACACCTCGTCGACGGCCTGCTGAATGAAGGCGCGCAACTCGACGGGCAGGTTGTGGTACCCCTTCTGGCCCAACCCTGTCGTCTCACGCACGTCGTCAGCCAGCTTGAGTGGGTTGAGCATTAGCTCAGTACCGTGTGTCACCTCGTGGATGAGGACGGAGTAAATCTCCTTCTCCAGTTGGTCTTCCTGATCGTGAAGCTCGGCACACGTCAGCTTCCCGAACAGCGAGATCACGATCTGAGTGTCCTCGGGCAATGAGTCGCCCCATTCGTCGGTGGCTTGCCGCCAAGCGGCTTGTTGCACAAACTTGCGGTGTCCTGACTTGAAGGATAGCTTGTTCTTCGCCGTCACCACCACGGGAATCTTGTAGTTGACGTCGACGAAGCCCTTGCCATGCTTCAACGCCTTGGCGAGGGCGACGAAGCCAGCAGTGAATTTCATGCCAGGACCACCGGGATACCCGGAGTAGGTCGACAACGGGCGATACTTCCACGCCGTCTTTTTGTGGTCACCAACGGCTATCTCGCACCCCTTGAGCACGGCCTGCGCGACCTGCTTAGCGACGGCCTTCAGGTGCGTTTTGTCGATGGGGATGATTCCCGCCGTCACTGCGAAGGCGCCCTGGACAGGAGCAGATTCTAGTTGCTCTCTGTGCATCTTGATAGCGTCCACACGCTCCTTCTGTACACGCCTGCGTTCATCATCTTGCCACCGTCGATCGTCGTCGATCCGCTTACCGAGGGCATCCTGTGGATCGCTCTTCTCCCACCCACGAAAGTCCTTCATGTACTGCGGGCTCCACCAGACCTGATCGTTCTCTAGGACGGCCTCTGAGCCTGGGAGTACAGCATCCACTGTCCACTCGTCGCTGTCCGGGGAATCGGGATGGTCATCCCCGAGATCGGGCGTGAACTTGATCTTGGCCGGGCGGTAAGTGCTCCGCTTAGCGAAGTCCTGTGCCTGCTTCTCATTCCCGAACGTCTTGACCACGCGCATAGGAACAAATGCCCTGTCCTGCTTCTGGTAGCGGGGGTCGTTACGCACAAGGAATTCAATGTAGTTGTCGTTCTCCCGTGAGAAAAACACCGCGATGATGTCGTCAATATTCACGTCCGCCCCGAGAACGTGGCGCCACTCGTCGTTGCTTGAGGCACCGAAATGCGCGGCGATCGTCGGGTCAGATGACCATTGGAGAAACTTGCGTGAGAGCTTGGGCGCATTGACGGGCTGCCCTCGGTACAGACGAACCTTCTGCCCTTTCTTACGCAAGCGCTCTCGAAGGGGCACGAACGCCTCGTATAGCTCCTCTGCGTACCGCTCAAGGGGAGGTACCTTCCCTATAAAGACACCATGTAGGAAGCTCTTGACATCTTGACGAATGGTAGCTGGGAGGCCGTCAAGGATCTGCTTGGCCAGGGGACGGAGGCTCCCGTACCGCTGCGCTGTTGCAGACACGCTCTCTACGTTGGATCGTCTCACTGCCATGCCCATAGAGTGTCACGCGCGCCGTCGATGAGAACCGCATCCTGAGTCTAGGAGGTCTTCCATGCCCATCTCGAAGCGTAAACCTGCCCGTAAGCGGCTCAATCGTGCCGCGACTGCTGCTGCGCTTCGTGCGGCTGCCGACAAGATCGAAGCTACAGGCGTGGTTTCTGCCAAGTACACCATCCCCCAGGTGAACAAGGCGCAGGAAAAAGTCCTCGACCTGATCGACGGGATCGGCGTAGACCCCAGCCGCGTCAAGGTCGCCGTGGTGGGAGAGGATGGGGCCGACCCAATTCTCTCGGTCACCTCGCGACGAGACATCCTGGCCAAGATCAAGGAAGTCCTTTCCAAAGCATTCCCCATCGTGTCCAGCGACCATGGTGAGGTGAGCGTCCGCGTTCGGCAGGTGCTCGCCGCAAGCGTTCGTGCAGAAATGGTCGACGACTACGAGGACGAGGACGAGTTCGACGACGCGGACGAGTTCGACCTCGACGAAGACGATGAGGCGAGCCTGCTTCTCGACTACGAGCCCAGTTGAGGGAACCACTAACGCGAGTCTCGCGTTTGGGGTAGGGGATGACGGACGTAGAGTGCTTCTGGTTGGAGCCTATCGATCAGGTGCGCGTTTCGCTGCGTAGGTATGGTCGAAACAGTCGTTGTGCTGCGGGCAAGTCGTACTGCAATGCCGAAGCTCCTCTAACCACGGTCAGTGCCGAAGACGCCAACCCCACTGGAGACCTCTGGCCTCACGAGGATCCTAGGTGGCCCACGCGCTGCGCCTCGTGCGGCCACCCCTTCAAAGACCACGACCACTGGCAGCTACGCCACGCTCGGCTCTACGGGTCAGAGGGATACACCATGACGCTCCATGAGGCGCCCCCAGGCGCGATGTGGAGCGCTGACTGGTACGAGGGAGGCAGAACCCCGGGACCCGATGGAAGATGGCTTGTGGTCCGTCTCCCGAGCGGACAGGACTGGTTCATCGATGGGAACGCGAGCGGGCACCCCGAGCACGTCGCCTCTTGGACCAGAACAGGGGAGGTTCCCTACGTAACCGTCACGCCTTCGGTGAAGACCGGTGAGTGGCATGGCTGGCTCGTGAACGGGGTGTTCAAGAAGTCGGGCTGAGCTTGTCGCGGCCTATGATCTTGATTTGCTTTGGGTCGAACACGAAGCCGGTGAAAGTACCGTCTCGTTCACGTAGCAAGGCCCCGTCGAAGCCATCCCGACGAAGCTCACCAAGCCCAAGCTGGTTGTACTCGTCCCACCCAGCAGGGTTTCGCAGGTCGACCTTCAACGTAAGGATCTGCCCGCTGCCTTGCGCCCCCGCATCACCAGACTCGATGGATGCTCGGTCGGAGGTGAACCAGATGATCCCCATCGTCGACTTAGCCAGGCTGAACCTGCTGAACGTGGCTCCAGTTCCATGAAAGACGGGCTTGGTAACCACTGATCCAGAGGCCGTGAGAAGACACGACGCCGCCGCCCTGAGTGCTAGAGCGACCTGGTCCTTGGTTACTTGATCCATATCGTTACCAGTACAGCGGTAGGTGACTCTGAAGCGCGAACACCGTATTGGTACACCAAGGCATCGACCAGCGAAGTACCTGAGGGTTGTCCGGCGTTCCCTCGGAGATACCCTCGGTCGCAGGCCAGCGTGGGGTCTCACCCGGCCCGAGGCTATGCAGCCCCGACTGGAACAGACCGATGTTGTACGTGTGAGCAGCCACGCGACAGTTCATCTGGTTGGCCCACTCGACGGCAAATTCCTGCCCACGCACCGCGCAGAAGGTCGCGCAGGTACGGAACCAGAGTAGAGACTCCGTTGTCAGCCGATCCTTGATCTGCATGAGCGGACCAAAGAAGTTCGGGTCCTCGAAGGCACGCTTCGTCATGGGTGAGTTCTTCATCCAGACCTTACCTGGGCTGCCATGCCCCCAGAACTGGACCTCGCGCAGTGCCTTTGCGCCACCGACAGAAGCTACCCAGGCCAGCGCGTCTGCCCAGTTGTCGAACCCGGCTACATGGTCGAACCGACGCAGCTTGCGGAACAGCAGGCCACCCGCCCACCAGGAATGGGACAGGCCGAGGTCGATGTCGAGCGAGTCGATCAGCGAGTCGAACGGATCAGGTGCGGCCTTCTTCAGCGCCTTAGACACGGCCTTCCGATCGCTCGTGTCGTAAATCATGAGACGCAGCCCACCATCCAGGGCCGCACTCTCTTTGACTGCCAAGGCAGTCATGCCGGATCCAGAGCGTCCGCCGCCGCACGGAGAGCGGCCACAACCGAAGCGGTCGATGGTTGCTTCTTGCGCTTGTTCATGAGCGTGCGGGCGTCTTCGACGAAATCACGAAGGAATTCTTCGGCATCATACTCGTCGATGCCCACTGTCGGACCCCATGTATCGTACCCCTCACGGCCGCCGGGATCGCTTCCCGGCATCATGCTCAGGGCATGCTTGAAAGCCTCGCTGGCCATCTCCTCGCCGACGAGGAAGCTGAACACGTCGCCGTCACCCTTGGGATCCTCGATACCGAAGTTCTCGTACCTGGGGTCGGCGCGCGATTCCTCGATCTCTCCTTCGATCAGGGCCATGAGCTTGCGGTCCCGCAGGAGCTTCTGTGCAAGATCGCGAGGCTTGGTCTTGAGTTCGTAGTAATCTGTTTCCTGCCCGCGGTCGTACTCGTGATGAATCTCGATGCCATCATCAAAGAAGCGGATGAACTCCTTATCGATGGGGGCGCTTGCCAAGATCGAGGACAGCGCCCGAAGCGCTCGTTTGATTTCGTTCTTCATTGGTTCCTCAAACGCGCAGCTTGCGACGTAGCTTCGCGGGGTCCACGTCAAAGTTCCAGTAACCGTCTGCGTCCTCGTAGGCGGTGTACTTGCCGTCCTTGCTCTCGAAGTCGAGCTTGACGTTGAGGTCATCGAAGCCGTCAAGGAACTCCGCGAAAGCAGCGACGCTCACGTCTCTGCCGTAGGGGTTGTCCAGATTGAGGCGCTCGGTGTCGATCTCGATCTCGATCTCGCCGGTCTCCCCAAGGCTGAAGCCGCGACGAGCACGAATGCCGTCTACGAACTCCATCTCGCCAACCTCGTCGATGGCTTCCTGGATGTCGCGCTCGTCCTTACCTGCCGCGAAGGCGTCGGCGATGGCTTCCGCCAGGTCCTCGTTCTCACGCTCACGGTTGGAGGACGCGAAGTCTTCGAGGCTGTTGTGCGAGTGCGTGATGGCATCACCAAGCCCCTGGGCGACTTCACCTGCCATGTACCCATCTGGGTCCTTGTAGTTCTCCATGTACTCGTCGACGGCTTCTCGCACGAGGTCGTTGCTCATGCTGGCCAGCGCGTCGGCGGCTTCCTCGACGCTCTCGTAGGCGTTCTCCTCGACGGCAGTACGAAGCTGTACGTAAGCGGACCCGAGACGGGTGTGCTTGTCCAGCGCGCCACGAAGAGCCTTGAGATCGAGTCCATCGATGTTGTCCAAGTCGCCGTCATTGATGCCGACGCCGTGGCCTTCCTGCGTCATGAACATGAGGAACGGGGCATCGTTTTGGAGTGCCTGAGAGGCAGCATCGGGGCCAGCCAACTCCGTCAGCACCTCTTCTGCCGCTGCCTGATACTCACCAGCCGCGCGCGTCACCTCGGAAGACAGTTCGATGTCTGACCCACGGATGAGGTTGTTGAGGATGTCTGAGCCGTACTCGTCAGAGAACATCGTCTCGACGGCCATCCCGACAAGCTGTTCCAGCGTGCTGTTGCCGATCTCACCGCCGCTGGCAATGAGCTTGGACAGCGCGGACGCACGTACGCCCTTGGTCTTCTTGGTCTTCTTCTTGTTGAGCATGGAAGCTGATCTCCGAACGTGAGATGCAAACGCGAGGTGCGCCGCCTTGTGGTCGCCGTCAGTCAAGACTGCGCCGTAGAGCTTAGCCAAGGCGCGTTTCGCCACCTTGGACTTCATTTTGTTGTGCGCGATGATGAAGGAACGAGCCATCGTCTTGCCTGCCGCGCGATGTCCTTTGGCCTCAATGAGAGAATCCAGCTTATCACGGATCTTCTCGACCATGTGCTGGACTCGCTTGCCTTGCTTCTTGGAGACAGGGCGCTTCTTGGTCTTGCCCTTCTTTTGGAGCCGTTCGCTCTCGCGCTCGTCCGCCTCGCCCCAGGTATAGCTGTCCGCGCCCTGCGGGACGATGACTACGTTCTGTCCCTGGATGCGGATGCGGAACTGCGAGGGCAGCGTAACGGGCTGGCTGAACTTCTTGCCCTTCTCGGGGCCGCTGGTCCACTCGAAGGTCACGCGACCGTGGTACGCACCCCTGGTCTTCTTCGGCTGTTGCGTGATGCGGATGGGCTTCTTGCGCCACGTCTTACGCCGCTCAGCCCGCTGCTCAGCTTGACGTCGCTGCGTCTTCGTTTGTTTGAAACGTTTGGGCAAGGCCGCTCCCTTGCTATAGGGTGGCTACCTACGAACAGGATGGGCACATGAAACGACGTGGGTTCCTGGGAATGCTTGGGATCGCCATACCATTGTGCAGGGAGTGACGTTGAACTCCATCTACCTGTACTGGTCAGGATTGAGGCTCTGCTTAGCGAGCAGCAGGGCTGCCGTTTTCCTGAGCGTCTCGATCTTTTGGGCGTCTCGATCCATAGGTTAGGTTGCATACTGGCATATGACCCCAGCCGAACGTACCCAGACTGCCCGTGTTCTCAGAGCAGCTGCCGCCGTTTTGGCGGCCCCTTCGGAGGTAGCTGTTCTCAAAGAGCTAAAGAAGCTGGCAAGCAAGAAAAAGAGCAAAGCGCTCTTTTCCCCCGATGTGCTAATCGAGGCGCTAAGGAGGACAGACCCGGCCTGGAGGCTGGAAGGCAAGGTTACCTTAGACGGACTGGACAGCGAGAACCTGCGCTACGCTCTTCTGCGCGCCAAAACGCCTGAGTTTTACAGCACTAAGATTGACGACGTCGGAAGTTCGGCCCATTTCGCCTTCCAACCTAGTAATAGGGCGGGCGTATCCTACGAGGAATGGAAGGAGGCCGTGGGAACGGCTATAGAAAAGAAGTCAAAGAAGGGCCTGCCAACACAGCCAAAAGAGGGCCAGATCTACTACGAAGACCTGGAGGTACGCCCCCTTCTCAGGACGACCTCTGGCATCTTTGATGGGTGGGTGTTTCAAAACGCTAAGGTTGGCATTTGGCAGTGGACCTTCCTCGCCCCTGGCGGCCACACCTATCACGTTTTGGGCGGCAAAAATGCACCGGTAGACGACCCCGCGATTTGGGGGTGGCTGTACAAAACCGTCAAGGACCTGCCTGACCGCGCCCAGGCCACACTTGATGGGGTAGATGTGGCGGGCATAGAGAAGGAACAAAATACACGCTCTAGGCTCGGGCTCGGGGACCGTCCGGTAACTGTGGGGGCGGTGGGGACATGTGCGGTATGCGACAAGGTGCAAAAGCTGCGCAATGGGCGCATGGTTCATCACGGCTACCTACGGCCCGGCTACGGGTCCATCTATGGGACATGCGCCGGTTCAAAGCAGCCTCCCTACGAGGTTAGCCCCGAAGGCTGCTACTTGGCGGCTGCGCACTACGAAAAAGTAGCCAGAGGCATCGACGAGGCTATCGCCCACGTAAAGCAAGGTAAAGGCTACCAGGTGGTCAAGCTCACAAGCCCAGGCGGAAGCCAGAAGCCGTACCGAGTATCGCCTACCTCCGTTGCCGAAACAAGCGAGAGTCTTAGCCGTGCCGAGATGCGGTCGCTCCCTAACCTCTACGTAGGCACAGACCCGGCGGTCGCCTGGCCCGCAGTCGTTACTGACTACGTGTCGTCTAGGAAGAAGGAGCAAACGCAGCTGTACTCAGAGGCAAAGCGAATGAAGAAAAAGGCGGCGGCGTGGGTGCCTACGCCGCCCCTGGGGGCTTGATGAGACAGTTACAGCGCACACAAGTTGCCCGCGCGCTCAGAGCAGCTGCCCGCGTTTTGGCTAGCGAGCTGGCGTACCCGAAAGAGATGCGCGACAGCATCATGCGCAAGGTCAGGGCTGGTCCCGATGAGCGGCTTGCGCGCGAGGACGATCGGCTCCGGCACGAAGCTGTCCCACGACTTGCCCATGAAGCCGGCGCCCTCGTGCTCGTAGTCGTCACCGGCCAACCAGTGCCCCAACACCTCGGCGATGTCCGGCTCTTTCGACAAACCGTAAGGCGGGTCCGTAACAACCGCGTCCACCGCGTTGTCGGGGAGAGCGCCGTTCTTGGGCAAGCGCCACATGCGAGGCTTCGGGTTGCCCTCCTGCACCCGCGCGGTCACCGAACCGATCTCGATGAAGCCGAAGCCCATTACCGCGGGCTTGAAGAAGCTGGGTTCCCTCGCTCAAAGGCGAAGATGTGGTGATGGACGCCCGGACCCGAGCCTCTGTTGTTGCCTCACTGCGCTCTGCTGCCGCGGCAGTCCTCGCGCGCGAGGAACCCGCGGACATCACGTACCGGGGCCGTTTTAGTGGGGGCTGGAACCCCGTCTACAAGCTCCTCGTGTACGAAGGTGGCAAGAAGGTCGGCGGCATCCTCCTCATCGAGGGATTGAGCCCGTGGTCCCGACAAAACATCCCTTGCCCCGACGACGTGAGGGCTCTCATCGATCATGGGGCTGACGAGAAGGCAAATATTTGGATGGTCGACGGAGCGTTCTTGGACGAGAACCTGCACAATCAGGGCATCGGCAAGGAGATGTACCGCCGTGCCTTCGCGGCCATCGTCAAGAAGAAGGGTCCTTGCTTCTTCGTCCCGACCTACTGCGAGCTTGGCAGCGGTACCTCGAAGGCTGCGCGTCGAGTGTGGAAGTCCCTGAGTCGGGAGTTCACGTCCTCGGGCGACGTCTTCTACGTGAAGTAATCCCTATAGGGACAATCTCGGGGGTTGCGGGCTGGATTGTCCCCAAAAGGAAAAGGGGAGCCCGAAGGCTCCCCTCTCCCAAGGCCACGAGCCCGAACTACGCGACGACGATGCGCGAGTCAGTGGCAGCGAGGTTGCCGAGCACCGCAGTGCCCGCCTCCCACGACGCGGCGATGACGAAGGATCCGCCCGCGGTCGACTGCACCGCGAGGGCCTTCTTTTTGTCAGAGCCAGTCAGCGACGCGGGAGCGCACAAGTTGTGACCGAGAACTGCCCGTTGCGCGTGTCCCCGACCTTCATGATGAAGTCGCCATCGGGCACCGATACTCCGATGAGTCTGGAGCCGACGTCGGCAGTCACCTAGCGCTACAAAGTAGTTCCGCTTGCCGTCTATGACCTGTTGGATAGCCTCAGACGCTGATTTGTTCTTCTTCTTCATTTGCGTCCTTAGCTTCGACGACGTCTGTGGCTCTGTCTGCGTTCTCGATTACGGATTCGATCTCGTCGCCAAGGCGATCGAACGCCTTGGGAGCTTCATCAAGCGCGTCCACAAAAGAGCGAAGCGCCTGACGCGAGGCACGAATGCCCCGCGTCAGCGCTTTCTCGACAAAGCGGACAGTCTTTCGACCGGCGCTCATGCCTTGCCTTGCTGCTCCAAGCGAGTGACGCAGAGCTTGCGCTGGAGCTTGATGCCCTTGAGCGTGTCCTTGTACGGGCCTTCGGCCTGCAAAAGCTCCGCCTTCAGGTCGAGGACAGCCTCGTCGTTGGCGCGCGCGTCATCGGTCTCCTTCTCGTGCATTGAAAGGCGCACAAGGCGACCCTTCAACTCCTTCTCACCCTCACCCAGGATCGAGTCCACGACTTCCTGGCCGCAGGCATCCGCGACCTTCTTCTCGAACTTCTGCGCGGGACTGAGGGCTTCCTTCTTCGGCTTAGCCATGACTGATTACCCCTACTTGGTTTTGACGGTCCACTTGGTGACCTTTTTTGTGCTGCTTTTCTTAGCAGACTTCTTCTTGGTGGTCTTCTTCTTCTTGCTCTTGTCCTTTGCCTTCTTGCGGGCAGCACCGAGGAGAGCGGGAGTCTCTTCATCTTCGGGAGCGCTGTCCTCTTCGGGCGTGCTGTCCTCGGCAGTCTCCTCGGATGCCTCTGAGGCTTCCTCAGATGCCTCGTCGTCCTCGTAGAGTTCATCGTCGAGGTCCTCGTCACCCGCGATGGTCTTCACCTTCTCACGCTTGGCTCCGACCGTGGAGACGTCGCCCTCGTCGGTCACGAGGGTGTTCTTGCTCTCACGGTACTTCTTGATCGCCTCGCCGTTGATCAGCTTCGAGCGGCACATCTGGTAGATCGGTCCTTCGCGTCCCTGCTCCTGCAAGACTTGCTCGAAATGGGAACCAGACTTGAAGTCCATATCCACCGACGGATCGAGTCCCACGATGCTCGGCAGCTTGCCGCGCTTCACGAGGTACCCAGCGAGCTTGCAGAAGTTCAGCACGTCGGAGGCGATGTCGATGCCGACACCAAGGTTCAGGTGGATCTGTACCTCTTGAAGCGGGATGAAGTTCTTGTTCTTCTGTGTCTTGAAACGCATGAGTTGGAGGCTACGACCATCCGGTGTATCCACACTCTTGCCGCGACCGACGCGCACGAGGTTCGTTGTGGCGAACTTCCAGGCGTTCCCGCCGGGGAGGTTCTCCGGTGCCTGGTACGGGTTACCGACGTTCGCTCGGATCTGATTCATGGCCACGATGCTCACATGCTTGTTCGAGATGAGCGTCTGGATGCGCTTCCACCCGAGCGAGTGCATCGCGGCATCACGGCCGGGCTGCTTGTTACGCGGGTCATCGACCCACACCTGCGGGAGCATCGCAGCGACGGTGTCGATGAAGATGACCGCCTGGGGAAGACCAGCGTGCTTGTCCGGCAGGCTGTCGCAGAAGTTGTAGATGAAGTCGTACCCAATCTCACCTGTCTTGGGACGGAAGTACCGGACGCGGCTGTAGTTGACACCGATCCCGGGCTGCTCGGTGTACTTGCGGTCCGTGGTGCCCTCGTAGTCGAGGATGGCCACGGGGATACCCAAGCCAGTCAAGTAGGCAGCGGACGTATAGCCCAAGGTGCTGTTGTGCGTGACGAACCCGTTCGCGATGAAGGAGTGGGTCTCCGGCATCTCCACGTCGAACACGGGCTGCTCACCAGCGTCTTCGACGCCCTCGACCTGGTCGTAGAAGTAGCCGGAGGACTCGATCTCTTGTAGGCGTGCTCGGAGAAGCGGGTCCCAGTCACCCGTCTCGGTCGCGTCGAGAATCTCCGTGAGGCGCCGGTAGCTCAGCCTCACCTTGGGGGAGGCACCCATCACGTCGTAGAAAAGCCGGTTGTGGTCGCGTGTCGTGCCGCGGTTGGAGTCATAGAAGTCCCGCAGCATCAGACCGAGGTTGGGGATCGAGTGACGGCGGGAGTTGGCCTCCTTGCCTTCCATGTCAGACAACGCGGCGACGTAACGCTCCTTCACCTTGGCCGAACGGGCTCCGATCTTCTCGATGAAGGAACGGTAGTCCTGGCCGGTCAGGTGCAGACGCCAGTAGTCCGTGTTCGGGTAGTTCTTAGCTACCTTGGGAGCTATAGTACCGATGATGCCGAACATCTGAAGCATTAGCTTCACATCGTGCAGAAGCTCAAAGCTCGCGGAGGTGACCTCGATGGAGGTGGGGCTGGCAAAGCTCTCACAATCGAAGTAGCCACGCAGGAAGGAGGCGGATCCTTCCTTATCGAATCCACGAACACGGGAGGGTACGCGCTTGAACCGGGCGACACCCACCTCACTTCCCCAGGTCTCGTAGAAGGCGGTTACGCCCTCCTTCGAGTTGAAGTGATAGGACGTGCTAGTGGACGTCTTGTCGTATGTCTTTGGGTCTACGCCGAGCAAAGCGGGGCCGTGAGACTTGATCACAGCCTCGACGTCGGGGTCGTCGTTGGTCATCAACAGACGCCGCTCGCCGAAGTGGGCATCAGCGACCAGAGCGCCCAGCAGGTATGCCTGCTCCTCCGCGACCTGCTCCGGACCGAACGACGGTGCCGTGGAGCGCAGGAGATAGTCACCGGGGCGCAGAGCGGCAGTTGTTCGCCACACCCAGTTACCGCCGTCGGACATGACGAGGTGCGGGTGGTTGGCTGTGGACTCGATCCGACCACCGCTAGAGGTCATGATGCGAGTAACGGGCTTCCGTCCGTTCATGAACAGACGGGCGCTGCGCTCAGCGTGCCCATGCCTGTTGATGAGAGGCATGCCGAACTCGACAACCTTGTTCGTACAGACTGCCTCGTGGTCGGCTCGCTTGAACACCTCTTCAAGCGTCAGTAGCCCCAGTCCGGTGTGGATCATGCTTGATTTTACAAGGCATTTCCCTGAGTGCTCAGGACCGTAGAATTGGATGACCTGACCACCGTAGTAGCCGCCACCCAACACGAGGTCGAGCCCGAGGCAGCCGGTGGAGAGGAAGTCCTCTGACCTCTTGACCTCAAGCTCGATCGACTTGAGTTCACCCTCCTTCTCCAGCTTGCCCATGAGAGCAAATACGTCGGCGTTACCAAGCGCCTTGTTGTCGGGGGAAGGCTTGATCTTGGCTTTGGCTTTCTTAGCCATGTGGGGTCTCCGCTAGGTGCGCAGCTTGTCTATTTCCGAAGACAGCGCGTCAAAAAGGTTCACGAATCCTGTGAGGCTGTATTCAGCCCTCCGCCGGAAAGACCGGCCCCCGACGTCTTGCGCCAGGAACTCCCCGTTGTCACCGACCGACACCGAGGAGCGGAACAACACTCGTGAACGTCGCACCAAGCGGACCTGAGGTAGCCAACAAACACCAAGCTGCGTCATGAGCTTGGTGTTGTCGCGGTCAAGGAGTAGACGCTGGTAGACGACGCTCGACGGGCGTTGTTCCGCCCAATTCGAGAGGGACTCATCGAGAGGCCCTCCACGCTCAGTCAGGACGTCCGTTACCTTCAATGAGAGCGCAGGCAAGCCCGGCTTCATCTTGGGAACGTCCTTGCTGTTCTCCGTAAGGAGAAGAAGTAGGTACTTACTACCAGCACGAGTGAACACGTCGTTCACCTCGTCTAAGGCAGTAGGCGCCTCTTCCTCACTCCTTAGGAGAACCAGCAAGGGTCAGTCCTCGTCGTCTTCGTCGGCGGGGGCATCGTCTTCGTTCGCCGTGGCGTACGTGCGCGAGACTCCCTCGTCCTCGTCTTCCTCATCCCAAGGGAGGTCTCCGTCATCGTCATCGTCGACGACGGACTCTACGACCTTGCGCTTCTTGCCAGCAGGCTTGTCCTTGCTGGCGGGCTTCTTCTTGGTATCCTCCGAATCGTCATCCGGGATCTGCTCGTCATCGTCATCGTCGAACGAGTCGTAGTGCTCGGCAGACTTGGCCTTCGTCTTCCCCGGCTTCTTGGCAGCGGCGGCCTCACCACCACCAGCCAGGCCAAGCTGAACGAGCTTGGCTTGCACTTCGGCGACGCTGGGCTGGCCCTTCTTTGCCAGTTCGGCGAAGTTCACCTGGGAGTAGTAGGTCTTGAACGCGCGGAACTCCTCCTTCGTGAGAGACACGAGGGGGTTCTTCGTGGCGACGTGTACGGGGTACTCCGTCTTGCTGTTCTTCTCCTCGATGTTGATCGTGATGTCGAACCCGAACTTCGGGTCGGTCGCGTCGGGAAGATCGTCTTCCTCCCAACCTTCGGGCGGCTCATCCTCGAATGCGTTGTTGGAGAGCTTGACGATGTCGTTGGTCGCCTTCGGCGTCAGGCGGATCGGCTTGATCTGCAAGTTGCCACGGCGCTGCTCCGAGCGGTCGAGGCAGTAGGCGTAGCTGTACTTCGTGACGCTGTACCCCAGCGCGCACAGGGGGCAGCCGCGAGTGTCGTCGCCAACTTCCTCGTCGTAGTCGTGGTTGATACAGAGTTCAAAGAACCCTGTCTTCTTCCCCTTCTGCTCGGAGAAGAACTCAATCCAGTGCATCGGGACGACGCACAATTCGTCCCCCAGGCGAATCCGCTTGGGCTTGGATGGGTACTGGAACTGCTCGTCCTTGAACGACTCGTCCCAACGTGTCCGCTGTCCGTAACCTTGCTTTGCTGCTGCCTTCAACTTTGCCATTGGCTCTTTTCCTTGGTTCTGGTTCTGGTTCTGGTTCTGGTTCTGGTTCTGGTCTTTTGTTTTTGTCAGTAAAGACTGTGATGGTGGTTGGTCTGTTTGACCTTTTGGTGCCGTGCTTTCTCTTCAAGACAAGCCTGCTCGCTGACGAACATCGGAGCGATGACCTCAGCGAGCATGCAGGCATCAATACCCGAGTTTAGCGCCCACAGCAAGACTGGAAATAGCAGGCTCGGATCTTCGCTTTGAAGAAGGGAAGCAACGTCCTCAAGTAGCTGCCGGCCTACCGCAGCCGAGTCCCTCTCCTCGTATTCCTCCTCGACCGCCTGAGCATGTAGGATCGAATCCCCGAGCACAGCCACGGCGTCCGGTGATGACACCAGGATGCTCTCGAAGCCAGCCTCGTCGCCGCCTTCGTCCATGTCCTGAGTAGACTTGTTGGCGTTAGCGCTGTTCGCGTAGAACATCTCAGCTCGCTCACGCAGGTCGGACACACGCTCGCTTGAAAGTTCGATCTGTCCTTTCTGTAGAAGCGATAGCTGGTACCAGGTCGTGGTTGGCAGCGAGATCACCGAGGAGAGTCGCTGCCTTTGGAGCACCGCTGAGCGGACCCACCACTGACAGTGCGCAGTGAAACTCGATCCATCGACCGGGTCATAGTTTCTGGCCGCACGGATCATCCCTTCATACCCCGCAGAGAAGTTCTCCTCCGTCGTGGTCACGCCACGGTAGCGGTGGGCGAAGCGGAAGAGGAGACGGGCATACGCCATCGTCACCTTCTGCACCATCTTCTCGATCTGGTCGTAGATGGACCTGACGTTTACCGTTACGTACCAAGCGTCATCGCGGTGGATCCCAACCTCAGCTTCCAGGACCTGAAGGAAGGAGTCGATCTGGACCATCGCTTCGTGGTCCCCCTCCGCCTTCGCTGCGCACCAGTCGGCCACCATCGTGGGGTAGCTGTTCATCAACGCCGTGAAGTAGGCGCCCATGTCGTCGTAGACGAGCCTAGACACACCAAGCGCGGCGACCTCCTCCGCGTTAGGCACGGTTCCCATAGCATCGTACTTGTGTAAGATGTGGAACATGTTGCTGAGGAAGTTGGTGTGCCGAGGTTTGATCGTGTCTGCCCAGTCATTCTGCCCCGCCGTGCTCATCCCCTCGAAGTCGGCTTCCGTGCTCTTGCGGTAGCGGGACGTGAGGATGAGGCGGTTACGGTCGGTACCCGCCAAGAGGTCGCGGGCCTGGTCACGTAGCCACGTTCGTGAGAATCTCGTGTAAGGGAAGAGGAGGAGCCGAAACACGAAGTTGACGACGAGATCGTCGTACACGGAGTATAGGTCAAGCAAGTCCTCTACCTTGAACTTCTTGGTCTTGCTTACCAGCTTTTCAAGATAGGTATGTGACTGCGAGTCCTTCTTGGACCGGTGCTTATTCGACTGAGCTGATGCCATGGTGCGTACTCTGATGTGAAGAGGGATAGATGCTGCCGCTATCGAAAATCCTGCAAGCAACGCCAGAGAAGACGCGCCTAAGGGCAAGGGACCAGTGTTATGGGCAGAGCTACGCGCCACCTCGACGGAAGTCGGCGCTACGCTCACTCACGAAGAGCGGCGGTTACGCGGTCGAGGATGAAACGGGTTCGTACCGGGAGTTTAAGTACCGCACCAAGTGTACTGATGGCTGGCGCCGCGTGGTGGTCCGTTTTTACGGTTCACTCAGTAAACACACTCGTGTGTGGTGTTGGTGCGACTGCCCGTACTTCAAGTACCACTGCGAGGTCGCCCTCGCGTCGAAGGGCTCGTCAGCGGTGATCCAGTCAAACGGACAGCGCCCCCGGTTCACGAACCCTCGTCTGGAGCCCCGTATCTGCAAGCACGTCTATCTTGTGATCGCTCTAGCTATGCGTAAGCGCAAGCCAGGTGAGCAAACCAAGAACCAGCCCAGCGGTCGTCGTCAAAAAAACATGACGATCAGAGCGGTGTGGGCCGGCGATGTCCTTGGGGGAGCAACCCGCCGCGAGGTGCCCGACTAGGGATTAGCCATCCTTCTCGTCGGACTTGTCATCTTCCTTCTTCTCTTCGTTCTTCTCCTGCTCCTGCTCCTGCACCTGAGGCGCGGGAGCGTTCCCCTGCTCGGGAACCATCACGTCTGTGGCGTCGACTACGTCTCCGCGAATAATGCCGCCCATGCTGCTCTCTCCTGGGTCAAAATGTCTTCAAGATTAGAGTGCGCTGCTGTGTCATACAGAGCATCACTTGTGTAAGCTACGTTACCTTCGGGCTTCAGGCACACTTCCTTGTGGCTGCACCATCGGCAGGTAGGGAGCGAGGCGATGTCGGCTTCGTTGCTGGCGAAGCCTCGCGGTAGAATCTGTAGGTCGCGGGCCTTTTGGGCCATGAGGATACGGCACCGGATCTCGCCCCACCACGAGTTGTCCTCTGGTACGGGCAAGGAGAACGACGCCACCTTGCCGGGGCTGTCGCGCGACGCGATGAAGTAGTCGACCCGCTTGATCGGTGGCAGGCTCGGGTACTTGAGTCGTAGCAGCGAAGCGTAGCTGGCTGCTTGGTGCCAGTACCCGTACCAAGGGGTCTCACTCTCGAAGGCGGCGGAAACCTCTTCGTCCGTCATAGACAGGAGCTTCTCCACCTTGTCGTCACCAGCGGTCTTGACCTCAAGGACGACCGAGAACGTCTTGAAGACGATCACACCATCGGTGTGCCCACGAAGGCCGATCTTGGGGTCGCTGATGACAAGCTCTTCGTACTCGAATCGATCCGCCTTACAGGTTGGGCACCTCTTGTCCGTGGGGTAGAATCCAGGGACACTAGATAAAGGCTTGCCTTGGATTCGATCCTGACACGTAGGACGGGCGCACAACCAGAATCCCCACAGCCTGCCAGTCCGCGCGAAGGCGTTTTGAATGACGTAGTGGACAGCCTTGCCGATCTCGGTGTAGTAGTTACTCTCGACGGCGAAGTCAGAAGGCATCCGCAGGCCGAGGCGTTCCATGACGTAGCGCCGGGGGCAGAACGGGAACGAGGATGGTCTTACGTCGGCAGACTTCCTCCACTGGTTGGGGTCGCTGTAGCTGACAGGTGGGTCCGCCAGCAGCGCCTTCCACGTCTTCTCCATCTTTACGTTTCGGGAGAGCTTCGGACGTGGTCCAATCGGGATGAGGTCGTTCTTACGGCAGCGCTCCAGCAGCGCTAGTGACGAGGCAGCGTTGCTGTTCTTGATTGTCTTGGTGATCTGTTTCAGACCGCGCGCCATCAACATCCCTGGGAGCAGAGTTTGAAGAGTAGGCTAGCTGACTTCCAAGAGAAGACAGCATCCAAGGTAGAGGAGAAAGATGAGGACTGGTTCCTTCATCAACTCGTTTCTAAGTGTCCAGATGTGGTGGTCAAGGGACGCTTCTTTGAGATGCTATGCCCCTTCCATGCCGATAGCAACATAGGATCGTTTGGGGTTAGCCGTTCTGGCGGCTTCTACAAGTGTTTTTCATGTGGTGCCAAAGGTCCTTGGAACAGGCTGGCTGCGCACATAGGAATGGAGAAGCTAGCAGTAGGGGGAGGGAGTTCCTTCGCGTCCACCCAGGATATGAAGGACGACATGACTCGCGCCCTGAGCAAAGCAGGAGTTTCGGGCAAGCGAAAAGAGAACAAACTCCGCCCTATCGTCGAGCCTTGGCCGCGCGATCGGAACTGGCGTGAAGTCGATGGTCGCATCCTGTCCCGTATCGGATGTGTCCGTGTAGTCGACCTAAAGAGGAACGTCCTCCGCATTGGACTTCCTGTACGCAACATCGAGGGGTACCTGCTCGGGTACACCTGCCGCTCTTTGGAGCCTGAGGATGCGGAGCCCAAGTACGCCCCGCTCGCTGCTGACCGCGTGACCTGGCGGAAGAAGGAGCTACCTACAGGGGATGCTCTCTTTCTCGTAGACAGGGCTCTTGAAGAGGATTGGCAGTACGTTGTCATCGTAGAAGGCCCGTACGACGCTCTTCATCTCTACGCGCAGGGCATCCCTGCCGTGTCTATCCTCGGGACGAACAACTGGACGCCACAGAAGGCATCCATGCTTGCGGCGCTCTCGCTCCGGGCGGTGCTTGTGATGATGGACAGCGACAGGTCTGGGCAGGAAGCGCAGAGAATCGTCGTCGACGACATGTCCCACGTCACCCGCTGCAAGGGTCTTAGGCTACCCAAGCCCGGCATGGACCCAGGAAAGCTGTCGTTGAAGCAGGTGCTGTGGGTAAAGAAAAAGGCCGAGTCGATAGTCTTCGGATCGACTACCTGATTTGTCTCCCTGGAGGGCTCTGAATGTTCAGTGCCATTACAGGCAACATAGTCTTCCTATTGAATTGTGCATGACGTAGGTAACTCAGGTATTGACCTGGTGCGGCAGAAGTCTTTAGCTGCTGGTCGATGGCAAGAGTTCCACTCATCCCCTACGAAAGACCTGTACCCCAGGTCCTTCGTGATGCGCAGGCTACTACTACACCTAGAGGTAAGAAGCCTGCTTCTACAAAGAAGAAGGACGTCATGGCTGCACCCAAGAAGAAGTCAGTCGCGCGTTTCATCGCGCACAACAGCGAAGACATCGAGTCCAAACACAAGGCACTGCAATCCCTGTGGCGGATCCTGTCGAAAATGGATGAGAAGGGCACCGTATTCGTCAACGACATAGGCATCATCGGCCTCGACGGTGACGTGCCCAGTGACCGGACTCCAAAGAAGCTAGGTCTGAAGAACGACGAGATCGCTCTCATCCAGCCCTATGCGATCTACGATGGTCCCGAGGCCGATGATCAGGAGTCGGCGACGGGCGTCATCCTCACCACCTACCAACTTCTCGAAGCGGCCTTCGACCTCGGCGCACAGTCGGAGTCGGCCAAAGTCACCGCTAGTATGACTCGCGCAGCCGACGCGAATGGCGCTGAAGAGGAAGCAGAGGAAGAAGAATCGGAAGAAGAAGAAGAAGAAGAAGATGAGGACATGGATGTTCTCGATGAGGACGATGATGAGTACGATAACGATGAAGATGAAGACTGACTCGTAGTACCATCGATCCTTGCATTTCCGCACAGTAGCAGTACGATACCCAACCGCCTGCCAGGCAAAAAACGGAGAAACAATGCTGGACGCACGTCGCAAGCAGAAGAGTGCAGCCTCAACCACTGCCGCCCCCAAGAAGAAGAACGAGTCCAACCTCAGCGGCCCCATGCGTTCGATCGCCATCGGTCGCAAGTATCGCGAGTACGATCCCCCGATGGACGAGGACGGTCACCCGGTGTTCCGCTCGACCTTCGACCCTGCCGGCCACTACGCCAAGGTCATCGGCGACGAGGTGAGTAAGGATCGGGTTGTGAACAACTCCGATTTCTTCAAGCACATCAATGCCACGGTGTTCGGTCCCGTGTTCGGTGCTCCGCTCCGTGGTCGCGTCGCGCGTCTGCTCATCGAGGGCATCAGCGACCAGTGTCTCGAACTGGTCGAGAAGGGGTACCGGGTCAAGATCCCCAACCTCGTCACGTTGGAGCGCAAGGAGCGCAAGGCTCGGAAGGCTCGCAACCCACGCACGGGTGATGAGGTCAGTGTCCCAGCGCGTACCGCGCTGTCGACCAAGCCGACACGCTCGGCGAAGGCGTACATGGCGAACGCCGACTGATCGTTCGACCTAAGTCGATCGAAAGACAAAGAGCCCCTGCCACTCTGGCAGGGGCTCTTTGTTTTGGAGGCTACGTGCCGCAGGTCGATTTCTCTGACATCTCCCGTCTCTTCCAAGAGAAAGGGTCCGACCGAGTATCGCCAGGAGACCCGGGCATCGCAGCTAACCACCTAGCGGAGACTGCCGCTAACACGCCGCCGCAGCCGTCGTCGCTCGACCGTGTGGTCAGCAGCACCAAAAAGAGGGTCAACTCGATAGCTACGGAAGAAGCCTTCCGGATACAGCAAAACATTCCATATCTAGGCCAGAATATCGTTGGCGAGCGCATGCGCAAGCCCTACGCGGGAGGGCTCCAGCAAGAGCGTGTTGGTTTCGTGTTGACCTCTGACCTATGGAGAGAGAACAACAAGGCGCTGGCGCTCCACGCGGGTCCTTCCTCCGTGGAGTGGTCATTGGCTCTGCGAGCCCAAGACGAGGAGATCAAGGGAGGTCATGCCCGGTACGCGCAGGCAAGAAACGCACATGCCCATGGAGCGCATGGAGGGGAAGACCTAACCTGGTTCGATCTACCTCGCGTCAGCTTCCAGTTTCAGGCAGGTAACCTGATGCCTATCCCCGGTATCCAAAATGAAGTAGGTATCCCTTACGGGCTACAAGACTTCTACCTGTTCCTCGAATTGTTGAACCAGCCTCCTCTCCTGCCATCAGGTCAGAACGAGGGTAAGCACAACTACGTCTGGGTCTTCTACACAAGCCTTCAGTTCCCCCAGGTAGTCCTCCGAGGATACTTCGAGCCCGAGGGCGTTTCATGGTCGGATAACGCGGATGAGCCCACTGATCTCAAGTGGAGCGCGAGCTTCGTTGTTCACCAGATGAGCCCAAACATCTGGGACTCTGGCGAGGTGTTCAACGCCTACAAAGAGTTCATGAGGGACGCGGTTACATTCTTCTGAAAACCGAGCGTGGAGGAAGACAAGGGGCACCAAAAGCAGAAGCAAGACACCTCTCTATAGAACCAAGAGAGAGGTCATCCAATGGCTATCCGTGCCTCCAACGCATTCGCTGTCGAAGCCCATCGGGTCCAACCGGTTGACTTTACTGCCGAACACGCACCCACGACACAGACGTACCACGGCTTTTCAATCCAGATTGCGGGCGTAACCATCGGCAGGATCACTGAGTGGACTCCGGTTCAGATGGACCGTGACGTGACGCTCCTCTACGAACTGAACGCCAAGACCTGGGGGCAGCCGGTGGATGCCGTCCCCGGTAAGGCCAACTCCTTCACGATCGCGTTCACACGCGCAGAGGTGTGGGGTGAGGAGATCGAGAAGGCGTTCGGCGCTACCGACGTCTATACGCTGCTCACGAATCAGAGCGCGCCCTTTGCTATCGATGAAGTGTACATGAAGGGTTCTCAGCGGTACCGGCACTTCCGATACCTGGGGTGCTGGTTCTCCTCCAAGGGTACGGAGGGATTCAGTTCCGAGGGCGATGCTATCATCAAGGTGTCCGGAGACATCACCTTCGTGAACCGCGTCCGCCTGGACGGGTAACGAGGACCTTGTTCTGATTGACGTCTCGCGGTGTAGTATGGGACACACCGATGCCGAACCTTATCGTCTACACCGAGTTTACATACCACACAAAAACACCAACCGGGAAGCTACTACGCGCTTCCCGGTTGCTCAAATACAGTGATGAGGACGAGTGGGAGCTGACCGTCTACGACAGCGGATTACAGCCCCTTCGTGAGTTCTATGGGTGGGATGAAGTGCGTGTTCTCCGCTTCATGGAGTCGTACGACGAGTATAGTCACGACATTACTCTTGAAGAGAGCAGTTTCTCTGTAGGGGTATATCGTGGACATCTTTCGCGCTATCGACGCGCCCGTTCTCCTGTTTTTAGTCGTGGTTGGTATCGTCGGTTGTGTGACGCCTGTCGTCCATACTCAAGCTCTTCCAGTAGCTGAGCTGGAGACGTACGACTACTGCGGCTGCGTTGCGCAGTGCAGCGGTGGTGGTGATCCACAGATCGTCTCAGACATGCCTGAGGAGGTATGCAAGTCTCCTCCTCCGCAGTGCTCCAGCATGCCGCTGTACTGCGGAGTGCGCGTGGATCGGCGTGGGGAAGCTAGCAAGGGTGCGCAGAGGACCCCGCAAAGTGATTCCTCGTCCGGCAGTGTGAGGGTTTACGAACTCTGAGGGGAAGGAGCCCCCAACATGAGTGACGAAGACAAACCCAAAGGGTTCGCGGATAAACTGAAGACGGCCTTCACCTCTGGGTCGAAGTTGGCTGGCGTGGTCCTGACCATCGCGAAGTCGAGCGCGCTCATTGGTGCCTACGGCATCGGGTTTTACGCAGAGGCACAGGCCGACCATGCGAAGACCAAAGTGGATAACAGGACTGAGGCCACTTACGAGGCCCTGCGCGACGAGGTTGAAGCTCTTTGGGCAGCGCACGAGAAGATGTCCACCGACGTAGGGGATGTCCGTGTTGACCTGGGGCAGATCGTGCGTGACGTTAGGGGGATGGACCTGAGGGTCCGCGACATCGCCCTAGAGGACCGCCTTGCGTCCCTCGAAAAGAGGCTCAGCGGAAGGAGCGTCGGCCCTCAGAAGCGGTCTGAGGAGCCCTCAACAGGTACTCCGCCCCGACCACCCGTTGCACAGGATGCGCTCCAGCGAATCTACGAGTACCACCCCGCTGCTCAGCGCGAGAAGCTGCCATCAGCCGAAGCGTTTTTTGATCAGCAGAAAGATCAGAAGAAGTAGTTGACGGGAGGTATTTGGACAAGGTATCTCGACAGGAGAGGCGACACCCCCCTTCGCTTCAGCCCCCTCGGCTCCCCCCTACAGCCGAGGGGGCTTTTTTATGCACGAAGCCGGTGAAGGCGCCGCGCAGGTTGGTGTTGGTTTTGCTGGACGCTTAGAAGACCAGCAAGAGCTTATCAGAAGCTCTAGTCACTGCCGTGTACAGCCAGCGTCGGCGTTCTTCGTCGTCGAGGTTGTCGAGAGCCCACTCCACGTAGACAGCCACGTTTTCGGCTTGGCTGCCTTGCGATTTGTGACACGTCAGTGCGTACCCGAAGTCGAAAAGAGCCCCGACAGAGAACCACGACGTGTGGTCCCCAGGAACCTGGTCGAACCCCTGGAAGGTTTTGTCACGGAGGAACTGCCACTTGCTGACGAAGATGTCCTTGACCACCCCTAGAGGATCGTCGAACTCCGCTGTCATAATATAGCAGTCCTTCGATACGACCCCGATCGACTTCACCACCCCACGCATGCCGTTAGCAACCACCCGGCCATCGTCGAGTCTGGTGTTCTTCAGGCAGATGACCACCTCACCTACTTGCGGGTCTACGTCGTCATCGTAGCCGTAGACCTCATGACGAACATCGCGATTCAGCTTCGTGCGCGTCTTGTTCGTATAGGTGATGATCATGCCAGGGGGCTTCGCGAAGTGGATGCCCTTGTCCCGGATCTTGGTCCAGAGGAGCCTTTCGTCGTCGACGTCTGAGATGAAGTCCTGAAGAAGATGGTCGGGGCATCCGTTCCGAATCAGCGTCGAGAGACGAATGATGGGGCTCCCCTTGGCCTGACGGTGGATCTTCTCCAACCGGAAGTCCGGATTACGCATCAGCGAGGCTTCCTCCCCGACCGGAGGAAGCTGACCATGATCGCCAATGGCCAGGATGGGACGCCCGAACATCTGAAGGTCGGTGAGCATCTGCTCTGACACCATGCTAGCCTCATCAATGATGATGAGGTCTACGTCAAGCATCTTCCGACCTTCCCAGCCTACAATACGTCCTGTCGACCTGTCCTCGACCGGGATGTAAATCAGACTGTGGATGGTGGACACGTTAGCGTCGATGACCCCAGAGGCTGCCATGGACTGACGAAGTACCTGAGCAGCCTTACCAGTAGGTGTGGCAAATACGACGTTGACGTCGTTGTTCAAGAGGTCGTAGGAGAGCTTGCCAGCAAGTCGTGTTTTTCCTGTACCCGCGAAGCCCCCGACAGCGAGGACCTGCGTCGGCTGGTTATTCAGCCAGATCATGATGCCATCGAGCGCTACCTGCTGGTCTGGTGATGGGTCCCATGCCGGGGGCTCATCGGCAAGACGCATGACCGGAGGGGCAGGCTTTTCGGGCTGCTCAGGTGCCGGCGTCTCGTTCGTCTCGGTTACCGGCACATCGGGTGCTTCAATTAACTGCGTCATGGTTTTTCCTTTGTCTCACGGTCACGGTCGAGCACCGTCACCCAGCACAGGGGGTCGTTGTCTCGGTCAAGGCCCACAGAGAAGTCGCGGCAGTCGTGACACAGACCGTACTCGCCAGCGGACATGTACTTGTCTTCGCAGTAGCCGCAAACGTAGGTCTGCTTGATCATGGTCAGCGCTGGCACGGCGACGCTAGTGGTGCCAGACACGTTAGTCGTGACCTTTCCTTGCCATCTGGCCCATTGCGAACAGCGTGTCGCTGCGCTCCTGCTCGGCGCGGTTGGCGCGATCCTCCGCCTCGGTCGCTCGATGCGTAGCGGAGGCAAGATCAGCGCGGGCCTGGATTAGCTGCTCGGAAAGCTCCCGTAGCGACGATACCATCCCGTCATGCCGTTCGATGGCGCGGTCTCGGTCCCTACGTGCGGAGACTTCTCTTTCAACCGCATAGGTCCTATCCGCCTTACACGGCCATAGAAACCTCATGCCTGCCTACCCAACTTCCGCAGAACGCGGCGGTAGATCGGGCTACCGCTGGCGACGGCATCGTAGCAAGCGACGAGGAGCGTCACCTGTGCGGCGCGGGTGTTGTTCACGACGTACGCCACCGCGCCCGCAGGCGCTCCGTACACCGTGTCTGGTGCTCCCCCCAGCAGCGTGTCGAGGAAGAGGATGCGGTCGTCCTGGGACGGATCAGGGCGCTCATAGAAGGCGATCTCCAAAGGGAGCGAGTTCTCCGGATGCTGGGTCTTCACCGAGCCACGTCGAAGGAATTCGACCGCCGACCGGCAGACGTCGTTGACCCTCGTCGTGATGGTCTCGTCGGTTACGCTGTACGCCCGTCCGTCGTGTACCTTGCTGTAATCGGAAGTCAACATCCGGTGGTCGGCCACATCGCGACGCACCACGGCGCTGCCTGTCCCTACCCAGGAGACAGGCCCCCGCAGTTGCGCCGTCCACTGGCGAGGCTCCACATAGAGCCGCTCGCCCGTTGTGAATATGGGTCCGTTCATCATGACCTCTTGAGGTTCACGAGTTCCTGAAGGGCTTCCCGAGCAGAATCGATCCGCTCAAGGTGGTCGGCAGAGCCCGCGAGAGTGACGAAATCGTCATCGCTGCGGAGCTTGTCCGCCATCACACGGAACGCCTCGTCCGCCTCATCGATCGCTTCATCTACTGTGTAGCACTTTACTGCGTCTTCCTGGATGAGAGCCACCCAGCGGATGAAGGTTTCGCGGTCAGGAGGCCAAGGTGCGCCGTCATCGACCCACTCTGAGGGTGTCTTCATATCGCTATTCATAACCTTCCCATTCCACGATAACCGCGCGGAGGTGCTTTGCTGTGACACGAAGATTAGCCTGGGAGTGGCAGGCTTCGTTGGTTAGAATGTACTTCGCGATGGCGGCAATGTCATCACCTGTCGCACCTCGTGTCCGCGTTAGGTTACTCGTGGTGTTGGCATTCTGTCTAAACTTGAGGCCAAGAACGTCGCGGATACGACGCACCGTCTCTACATGAACCATGAGAATGTCGGCCACCTCCTGGTTCGTTATTCGTCGTTTGTGAAACGAGATTTTGTTGACCATCGCCACCTGTGCCACACTCGCCCGCGTGCGACCGAGTTTGATCGCGGCAGAAGCGATCGTGTGTTTTTCGGCGAGGCTCGCTAGCACACCTATCTCCGCCTTCGTCCAGCCCTTACGACCGTCCTTACCTCTGAGAACGCAGCGCACTTTCTCGTACGTGGCTTTCTGAGTCACAGCACGCTGTGTCTTCTCAAGTCGCTCGGCAATCTCCAACGACGTCAGAGTCTTGTGGTTGGCGTAGAGGAACTGCACCTCGCCTTTCGTCCAGCGTGACGGCATTATTGATTGGTGGTGCCATCGTGTGGAACGACAGCCTCGTAGGTCGCGGCGAAGCTGCCTCGGAGGGCGTGGCGCTCGCGCCGGTCGAGGGTGGCGAGCAACGCCCGCAGCCGCTCGATCTCGGCGTCGCGGGCGTTGATGGTGGCGAGCCAGCGGGCTTCGTCGTTGAACGCCGGCCCTGCGCCGTCGAACTTCCCTCGGTGGTCGTACTCTGACAGGGACGGCCTAACTAACGGCTTAGTCACGGCGTACCCCTGCCGCATCCCGCACCGCCGCCAGCGTCGCGCGGAGGTCGGCGAGCGCCGCGTGGTTGGCCCACCGGGCGTCACGCTCTGCTGAAACCTCCCGCTCGGTCTCGTCGAGACGGGCGCGGAGGTCGAGCACCGTTTCGTCATCACTTTCCATCACGCGCCACCTCCCTTAAGGGCGGCCATCACCATCACGCACGCGGCCTCGTACCCGCCGGTGTAGTCGAGGCCATCCACCGCGACCGCTTCCACCCGGTCCAGCACCGCCCGCAGCCGCTCGATCTCGGCGCGTGCCTTGTCGTAGTCATCGGCACGGACCCAATCACCGTCCGGTGCATCGTCCATGTACACGGTCGCGTAGGACTCCGATGGGTCCACATCGGCGAAGTACCGCTTCACGTCGTCAGTCATCACCCACCTCCTTCTTGCATGGCCTTTCTCCGTCCGACTCCCTAGCAACTCTAGTGCGCGTTGGCGAGGTTGGAGACGATACGAGAGAACAGACGCTCGATGGCGCGCTCATGCCCGACAGCACCGTCGATCCCCTTGTCGTGGGCGACCTCATGAACAACGGTGCTGAGGGTCTCCTCGAAGGAGGTGAGGAGCTTGCGGGCGATCTCGATCACTCCTCCCTCGTCGTGGCGGTGCAGCCCCATGACGATGGGATCGTTGAAGTCGACAACGGTCAGCCGCGCCTCCACCGGCATGTGACCGAGGGCGGTAGACGCGGGCTCGACGAGGGCGATGACACGAGAGTAGACACCCTGCTCTTCAGGCGAGAGGTCATCCCAGCCGTAGGTCTTCGCTACCGAGAGCTTGAACATCTGACGAGCGGAATCGACCGACCCGATCTCCTCTTCCAGCACCTTGGCCAAGGATCGCGGGACGACGATGCCACGCTTGCCAAGGTGCTCGACCTCGCGGGATTCCGCCATCGAGGTGACCGGGATTGCAGACTCGCCATGCTCCGCTTTGAAGTGCTCGGCGACCTTGGCCGCGATCGCCTTGTTCACCCCGCCGTAGGAATCACCCATCTGCTGGACGTCGGTGTCTCCTCGGTTGAGCATCGCGATGACCCGCTTGACGAGCTTGGGAGTCGCTCCCGTTTGCGTCATCGCCTCTTGCCACGCCATCGCCGCGTTGTACTTGAGATCCCAGTCCGCAACCATCTTGCGGTCCCGGTCAGTGTCGACGTGGTGGAAGTTGTAGCCGGCTGCGAGGTCCGCCTTGTGCTGGACGAAGATGCCCTTGACGAAGACCTTGCCCTTGAACGTCTTGTCGAGGATGACCTCACCGCGCGACGTCGTGACCGCGTTTTTCGGCTGGACGAGGTGGAGGAAGCGAGGCTTGAGCATCGCCCAAGTCTCCTTCGTGATGCCGCCGATCTCGACCGTGAACCGTCCCGCCGGTATCTGACGCTTGTGCGTGTAGATGGTGAGAACATCGGCGCCGCCGAAGGTCTCGGACTCCTCGATCTTGGGGGTCCAGGACTCGTCGTCGTTCACGATCTTGACGTCGTGACCGGCGCGCACGAGAGCAAGAACGCCCAACTTCAAGCCCTCGCCAAAGTGGCCGCGATAGTTTCCGCTTTCCTTGCTCGTGGTCCCGAGCAGCCAGACGTTAGAGTCGAGCTTCACGCCCTCGGAGGAGACGCGGAGAACGTCCTTTCCACTATGGCGGATGTCCAGAGCGAACCCGTCGTCCAGCGCATCCAAGCCGTTCTGCACGACCTCACGCACACCTTCCCAGGCGCCCCAGGAAGAAACGTAACCCGTCGAAAGCGTCAACTGAATCTTTGCCATTGTTTACTGCCCTCCGTTGGGAACATTGTAGTCCATAAGCCAGCCCCGTCAAGCGTTAGTAGACGGATTTCTTTGGTACCTAAAGAAACCTAGTAGCCGAGGTAGTCGATCGCTCGCCTCAGAGCCTCGGGATCGTCCCGGAACAGTCCCAGGGCTGTGTTGCACCGGGCACAGAGCAATCCCCGCACCTTGATGACGCCGGTATCGCGCTCCGTACGATGGCAGTGGTCTACGCTGAGGGGCATCTCGGTGCCGTCCGCGCGGAGTCGATCCTCTGTCTCTAGGCAGATCGCGCAGGCGTACTCTTGAATTTCAAGCATGGCGTCAAAGTCATCTTGACTAAGGCCATAGCGTTTGAGGTTGTGTAGCTGGCGAATGCGGCGAGACACGCCGCCATCGTACAGCTACAGGCACTCAAGCTGAATCACCCTCGCCGGTTGATCGACGCAAGGCACCAATCGCAATCGACGTCCGACACAAGGTCCACCAGCGTGTCCTCGCGCGACCAGTAGCCACAGATCGTCTGCCCGTACACCCACGCCATGTGACGGCGCACCTTGTTACGTTGAGCGCCTTTCTTTTGTGGTCCGCACGCGCAAAGCGGCGTTTTCCAGTAGCCACAGACAGAGCACGTCTCCGGCTCCGGTCCGTCTTCGCTACCATCCATGATCGCCTCGCCGCTCATGTGGTCGATCAGGCTCATCAGACTTCCCCAGGGGCAGGCTGAACAGTCACGCGGTGACCATCATCGCGGAGCAAGCCAACCATGCGATTCGCGCCTTCTGGGTTCCAGGAATGAACCCAGACATCGGTAGGCGCGGTGTTGCGGTTGCGTAGGAAGTGGCAGAAGTCCACCCCGTCAAGGAAACCACCACGCCCTCCCGCGTACCCCGTTGCAGCAGGCGAGCGGGTTGCGACCTCCGGGTCGTAGTCGCCGAGGTCATGGTCGAGGCACAACAGATCGAACGGCCCCTGTTCGCGGAATTGCGTCACGCCCTCCAAGTACGTCTGGGCGCTGAACCACTCAAACTCCGTTCCGATGTTGCGAGACCGCAGGTAGAGCTTGATGTTGTCGTGACGCTGCGGGATGTCGTCGAGGATGAAGACGCGCATCAGGTCAGCCGAACCTTGCTCGCAACCACTGGGTCAGTATCTCTAACACCGGAGCCAGGTTCGCGAGATCGACATAGTGCTGGACGTGGAACAGGTGATCCATCTCTAGTTATCCTCGCGCCACTCGTTCCTGCGCTCCATGAGGGCATCTTCAACCCCCATGAGGAACTCGCCTGCCTCCGCTGCCTCTTCGATGACGGCGACGGCGATCACACCGATAGCGTCGTCGTCTGTGCGCTCGATGTCAACACCGTATTGGGCGCAGAGCGCTTGCCAGTCCGACTCGGGGTGCAGCCACTCGTCGCAGTCCTCGTAGTAGGCGATGCGGTAGCTGAGGTCGTCCTCCAGCCGGTATTCGATGTCGGAAACCCTGTCATTGCCCCTGTCGTGCTTGAAGCAATCAGCCAGGGTGCGGAAGTCCTCGGCGTGGCTGCTCATCCAAGCTGCCACAGTGCCCCCGACGACGTAGTGCGCGTAGTTGGCGACCTCGAACCAGCGACCATCCTGCCCCTCCTGGGGCTTCTCCCCACGCACGACCTCGAACGTGATCGAGTCGCCACGCTTCTCGGGCGGAACGAGGTACAGCCGGAACACAAAGTTGCCCTCTCCGGGGGCGTCAGCCGTGTCCAAGGACTCCGCGCTCGGGTAGACGATGGGGGTCTTCTGGGTCTCGTCGTTCATGGCTGACTACCTACTTGTTACAGTGCTCCCATAGCATAAGCCCCGCTATTGGTGAGACAAGCCTCAGTTGATCTCCGTATCGTCGATGTAGTCGTCGAGCGGAGCGAGGCGATCGATCGCCACACCATCGGCTTCGAGTTCCTCGATCTGGCTCTCGGTGGCGATGCCTGCGACCGATCCCATAGGCACCTGACCCGCCTTCATGGCGTTCACCGTGTCGTAGAAGCGGGTACCTACGTACTCGTACTCCGGGATCTCGTCCCGGCGCTCCTGACGGTCACGGGTCTTCGATGTCTGCGGATCACCCGTCGTGTAAACACGCTCCACGTTGCTCGTCTCACACAGCGGGCAGGTCAGGTCTCCGTCGTGAACGATGGTCTGGTACTCCGTACGGTCCTCGTACCATCCCTCAAAGGAGTGCCCGTTGCCGCATTTCAAGTCTACTACGTACATCAGGTCAACCTCTCTGCCAACCGTGGGCAGTTGCTGGGGACCAATTTCCACGCCTCGTGGAAGCCTTGGTAGCTGAGGATCAAGTCCTCGGCGATCTTGCGGTGGCGCGCAAGCTCCCTCTTGGGGGTGCGCTTGACCATCTCCAGACGCTCGATCGTGGCAAGCTCGCACTCTATGGCAAAGGACAACGTGCCCGCCATTGAGATCACGTCGCGGGATAGTTGTCGGCAGGTACGGGCGACGTCACGGGCAGGCATCGGGTAGTTCGAGTCCATCACCATGCCCGCTTCCTGCATGACGAGGTCCAATCGGCTGTCCTTCATGGTTACGTTGCGCATCTACTACTCCCAATCCCAGGTGCGGTTGCAAGGTACCTTGCCGCCCTGCTCATATGTCTGGGTGATTACGCCAGCGTATTCGTCGGGCTTGCACCTAGTGCCTACGATAGCGTACCCGTTGGTGACGATGAGACGCGAGTGACTCTTTGCCCAGTAGCCAATCTCCTTGGCCTGCTCCCCCTTGTCCTCGGGGAAAACCAGGAGGGGGAAGAAGCGGGTGCCGAAGAGGTCGTCGCTGGCCTTCCCACTGAAGACAGTGATCGCATCTTCTGCTGTAGCGTAGAACCCGTCATCGAAGAGGAACCTCGCGTCGTCCTTGTACACTTCCGAGTACCACTCCTCGGGAGCCTTCAATATCCAAGCGAAGGAGTCGATCTGAAAGTCGTCAAGCTCAGGTGCGCGGAGCTTTACGATCAGGTCTGCCTGGTCTGGATTCCCACGACCGGAAAGCAGAGCCTCGAAGCCCCCTAGCTGCCGCTTCTGCACGCTCTTCTTCTGCTCGTCGTTGAAGAAATCGGCGTAGGTGCTCGCGGTACGCATGTTACTACGTCCACCGTTCATGTGCTCGATGAGATCGACACTCAGGATCTCGCACTCGATCTCTTCTCCCTCGCTACCCAAGGTATGGTCTACCCAACCACAGAGGTAGGTCCGCGCAGGATAGCAGGCTCCCCCATCAGCGAACCCTTCGATCGAAATGTACTGGCTACCGCCGATAATGTGCTGGTGCCGGAGGGAGACGACAACCTTCCGACCAACGAAGTCGCGCCCGTCGAAGTCGCGAATGTCCTGGCTGGGCTCGAAGCCCAACTTGGTAGGCGAAATCTCGCGAGACTTGGTGGTCCTTTGAAGGGCTTGCTCGACGAACGCTTTGGCGTCCTTCAACCGTGTGAAGTCCTCCGACCGAAGCCCAGCCGAAGCGTGGTAGCACCGCTTGCCGTCGCTAACGCGAGGACCGATCACGTGTCCGTAGCCGCCCTTGGCGTTCTCGTAGTAGTGGTAGTCGTCACCGCGACGGTGCCTCCACCGCAACTTGCTCGGGTCCTCGTCCTTGACCAGCTTGTACCCAAGTGCCTTGGCTGCGGCGCGGGTTTTCTTCAGGTCTTCTTTCGTGGTCATGGATTCACGGCCCCCAGTTGCGCGGATTGTTGTCATCCCACAGGTCACGTTCTTTCTCGTCCTCGTACTCGGCGCGCGCGTCCGCATCCTCTGCGTCCTGGCGCTCCTGCTCGTCATCGTCCCCGCTGCACGCGGGACGGTCACACAGCCCGCAGTCGCTTGGTGCCCCACACACGCGGCACTTGCCGGGAGCGTCGCCAATGCTCTGCCACGAGGCCCGGCTCATGAGACCTCCTCGTCCCTGCTCACGATTTCCACGTCGTCGGCGCATGATCCGACGATCATCCGCTCGGTGTCCCAGCTCCACACGAAGGCCGTGTTCTCCAGGGCTTCGCCGCCGAACGTTGGCAGGTCATCCCATCGGCCCAGCGAGGGGTCGCTGCGCCGCATGGCCACCAGGAGCGCGTCAAGCGTGGCAGGCGGCTCAGAGGCCAGACTTGCGCGCACATCAGTCATCACGGCCCCCGGTGTCGTCGAGGACGCGGCGCAGGGCACACCGTGGGTGTACGTCCTCGCAGCCTTCCCAGTGCGTCGTGCCTGCGTCCACGTCGTCGAGATGGGCGATCACAGCCGCCACCTTCGCCCGCAACCGCTCGATCTCGGCGCGTGCCTTGTCGTAGTCATCGGCGCGAACCCATACGATCTCGTCGCCCGGGTTGAACACGGGCGCGTCACCGATTTTCACGACTCACCTCGCGCCTTGGCGACGGCCTCTGCAAGCGCGTCCCGCGCGAGAAGGAAGCCGTCCGCGTCCAGGGGGGCGAGCAGGTGTTCTGCCGCCGCCAACAACTCGGGAGCGGCGGCGATCAGTCGGGCGGGGCATTGTGAGTCGTCACACCGCAGCCGCTCGATCTCGGCGCGGAGGGCGTCGACCGTGGCGAGCGCCGCCTGCATGTCGGAGCTACAGCGCTTCCGCAGATCGGACTCGTGCTCCGGCGTCATCGGCTCAGTCATCACGCCTAACACATGCAAGTCGAACGTGAAGCTCGGGAGCTTGCTGTCGGTCATCAGAGCACCTCCGCCAGCGCTCGCGCTTTGTTGAGAGCGGCCTCAGTGAACCCCAGGGGGCAGGGCTCGGTCTCGGCGATGACACGCCCGTTGCCCGCCACCACCTGACCGACGCAACCGTAGCTCTGGCCCACGTTGCGGACACGCAATTTCAGCACCCGCCCACTTGCCGTCTTCACAGCCTCAACGTCTTTGGTGTTCATCGCATCCCTGCTTTCTTGATGAGGAGGTCGACCGCGCGTCGCGCGTCGAAGTTACTATTGAACCCGTCGGCGCTGTGGACGAAGTCGCGGAGGCAGGCGAGCGCCCGGTGGACCTCGTTGTTGTGGTCGTAGCCAGGCGTGGCCTGCTCCGGCTCCTGCTTGTCTTTGATGGCGTCGGTCATCTCAGGATCCTTTCGCTTCGGAGAGGGGTTTCGGGGTGAAGTGAGCGTCGCGCTCGATGAGACGTGCGGCTTCCTCCAGGCGGCTTCGCGTGTCGGTCTCCTCGGCGCCTGCCAACTCACGCAGGTAGCTCGCGACGTCTTCTTGGCGCAGGTAGATGCTGCCGTTGGTCTTGACGAACCGGATGCCATACATGGTCAGGAGCCTTTCGCTTCGGAGAGGGGTTTCGGGGACCACCAAGCGTCACGCTCGATGCTCATGCCCATGGGGAGCCGGAGAGACTCAAGCTCCGACTTCGAGATGTAGCCAAACTCCGCGCAGGCCGGGTCGCCGAGGTCAGCGAACCCGAAGAAGGTGTCTTCCCCGTCCCACTCGGTGATATACCACGTCCCAGCCCCGACCGGGTTGAAGAGCTTGAGGTAGACCATCGGGTCTTTCACCCCGTCCTGGGCGTAGAGCTTCGGGAGCTTGCGGGCGATCTCTTTGGTGATGAGTTTCATGGTGTTCCCTTCCTTCCCAATCATAGTAGACACCGTACTGTTGTCGTCAACAACACCTTGACAGATCAGCTAGCAGAATCGTCGGGGAGGTCTTTGATCAGGCTGGAGGCAAGCTCCGGCAGCGACTGCTTCACAACGGCCCGCAGGGCAACACGGGCGTTGTGCTCGGTCAGCTCAGTCAGGCGCCGGCCTTCCTCGATCATCGCCTCGATGGTTGTGTCATCAGGGAGGTCCGACCAACCGCTCATCTTGATGCTCATGTTTCCCGTGTCCTGAGACGAGTCGCCGGTCCGGAAAAAGTCCGGCCCGAAATGCGCCTCGACCCGCACGCGCCACTTACGGGAGTAGAGATCGAATGTGACCTCGCCCCCGTGGGTGTTGGCCCGAACCACATCCTGCACGCGCCGCTCATAGCGCTCCCAGCTAGTCACCTCATGGGGGTCAGGGGCGAGTACCCGGTCATCGTTCAGGCTGGCGATCTCGTTCTTGTTCTTGAGGCCCATGGTTTTCTCCCTGGTTATGCGTAAGCAACCCGCGCGCTTTAGGCGTTCCATCCGCGTGCTTTGAAGAAGCTGACTCGGACGTCGGCTTCGGCGCTCTCGCGCATGAAGTCGCGGTTCACTTTCTTGCTGCTGCTCGCGGTGTCCCAGTTAGATTGGTAGTCGCAGTCGTACTCAAGGAAGTCCTCGACCTTCTTGCGCTCTTCCCGGTTGGCGCAAGTGATGTACGCGCGGGTAACATTGCCGTAGGTCTCGAAAACCATCTTGCTCGGCAGGCCGTTGTCGGCGAGGAGCTTGGCGAGCTTGGTCTTGCTGATGAGTCCCTTGATTTTCACTCTGTCTCCCTTGGTGGCATCTCTATTGTAGACGCTCTGCTGTGGGCGTCAAGCATTCTTTTCATGCGTACCAAGCAACATTGAAGGTGGGACAAGTACACACAGCCACCTGAGACGCCCTGAGAGCCCCTCTGAGGCCCATAAGCCAGCCCCCATAGTGGCACCCGTAAGAAGGCCAGAAATCGATCCTGGGGCATCCTATGAAGCGTACCTAAGTACCCGATCCAAAAGGGAAATCCCTGAAAACACCGTGTCAAGAAGTTTATTACAAGTGTATCAAGATGAGACAAGAAAACAGGCCCCGTTTGGGGCCTGTTTTCAGGTTTGGGGCTTGTCCCAGGTGAGAGGTAGGTGGGCCGTCGCCCGTGTTAGCGCCGCTGTCCGCAGCAACCGACAATCGTGCGACCATTCAACTATCTGCGCCATGTCGGCGTCGGCTTCCAGCGAGAAGACCGCCTGCTCGACGACGAGATTACAATCGGGGCTCGCGGCGATCAGCAGCCAGAGGAGTTCATCGTCGTCGGCGAACAGCAGGGTCTCTGCTGTGTACGTGTACGTCACAAAGACTCCTGGGCTTCGCTAGCCCACCGGGACAAATGTGCTTCGTACCCCTCAGCCCACCGAGACAACGCCATCAACGTCAACTCCACCCCACCCGGACCAGGAGGGAGGGAGGCCAGGTAGACAAGAGCTTCTTCCTCGGTCGCGAAGCGGTTGTTCGTGTGCTGCTTATCGGGGCTCATCACCACCCACACCTCACCCCCCGATGTCAGCATCGGGAAGGCGTAGTTACCCGAGGGGAGGTGCCGGTGGAGGACACGAGCGCCCGACCAAGTTGTGTAGGTCACAAGGTCATCCATCAGTGCCTCCTTGTCCCAGTGCCAGTGCGCGCATGTCCTCGACGTACTCCCGAACCGCTTCCTCGATCACAGGTAGCTTGTCCTCTTCGTCAGCGCCCAGGATGAAGAAGATGGCGGACCCGAAGTGCCCATCGTACTCCGGGTCGAGGGCTCCCAGGTCCATCAGGATCTCATGCAGGGGCTCGTACCTACTGTCGCCTTTCATCACGAGGAGAAAGTCCGCATCCGAAAGCGGTAGCTCGTAGGTGCGCGCCGTGACCACCGCCTTGCCAAAGGTCGCGGTCATGCTGCTTCCTCGTCAGGTTCCTCAGGATCAGCGTAAGCGGATTCGATCCGCTCCCCGGTGTGGTCGCAGTAGAGGTCAGGGTCCTCCCAGTTCGCGTCATGCGCCACCACGTACCAGCCCTTGTCATCCGGGTCACAGCAGGCGTCGAGGTTCTCCTCCACAGCCTCAGCACTCAAAACACCGCCGTCAGCAGTGACATAGAACAGCGGGTAGCAGCCGACCGAGCTGTACTTCACTACCTTGGGGATCGGTGAAGGGTCAGCCGCATATGGGTTCGTGTTGCGTACGTCCATCATCACGATGGCAGGGTTACGCGGGTGTAGATAGCTCATTGGGATACCTTTGTGAGAGTCATGATGCCGGAGTCCGCCGCTACAGGTGACCCAGACGGGGCCTCGACCCAGCCCACGTAGCTCTGCGTGTACGGGGTGATCCACAGATGCGCATCGCTACCATCCGCAATGAGGAGATTGAAGCTCACCCTCTCGTGCTTGTTGAGGCTCGTGGGGTGGTCGCGACGCTCGCCGACGACGAACACACGGCGGTCATGGATCCCAACGCCGCTCGTGACCAGCATCCCCGTCTTCACATCCTCGAAATTAAGCGTCGACATCTCAATCCACCTTCCCGATGTAGAGCGCAGGGTCCAGTCCCCGCGACTTCAGAGCGCGCTTGATCTTCGCCGCACACGACGAGCCTACCTGGAAACAGCCCTGAGAATCAGGGGTGTCACTGTCCAGGGGCACGAAACTACGGTCCGTGGTCATGTGCATGTAGACAGCCTTGTCCACCTGCTTCTCACTCATCCCGCGACGGCAGCAGATGCACTTCTCGTCGTTGCCACGACCCTGACCAGAACAGTCAGCGATCCCAGCCTCCGAAACCAGCGCATCCATGTGTACCCGGTCCTGCATCCCGAAACCCCGATGTTTCCTTGCTACCCAATCATAATAGACAGTAGGCAGTAGGTGTCAAGCCTAACGCGACAGATCCGGTTCACCTACCTTTTGTCGGACCCTTTTGGCTAGCCGGCGGCCTTACTACGCATACTGTGGGTAGGGGGAAGTGACATGGCGAGCGAAGACACCACCGTCAAACTATTGAGCCTCCCGAAGTCTCGGGAAGTCGTCGCCCGCTTCGCGGGTATGCAAGACCTCTCCGCCTTCGCGGACCAACCAGAGAAGCTCAAAGCACTCTGCGAAGCCCTACTCGACTTGGACGGCGTTCCACCAGCCCTCGACCAGTGGTCCCTCGGTACCATCCATAACGCAGCCAGACTCGTCAAAGCCTTCATCGACGGCTAGATCAGCACGCCTAGCTTCGTGCCCCAAACTAGGCATCCGCAGCCAAAGATGCCTAGTTTGAACGCAACTACTTGGCATCTTTCGCATTTCCGTTGTCGGGCAAAGACGAGCGTCTACTATGTTGGCAGGAGGACAGCCAACATGCTGCACAACATCGAAGACATCGCCAAGTACCTGGGGGCCAAGGAAGCCACGAACGAGTCGATCAGCCACCGGGTCTACAAGGACACCGAGTGCGGGGCCTGGGCGGAGGTCAAGAACAACACCTTCCGCACCGGGTCCATCGTGGAAGGTGCTGACGCCGAGACAACCATCCACACTGTCAAGTTGCCCGCCGAAGAAGAAGAGATCGACCAAGCCATCCAAGGCGTTGAAGCCGAGGCCGATGACATCTGGGCGGAGCACCACGAAGACGAGCACGCTGAATCATGAGCCACATCCGAAAAGCACTCAGGGCCGTCGAAGAAGCGGCCAAAGTCATGGCCGGCAAACCACCGTCCAAAGCACAAGTCAACTACGTCCTCCACATCATCAGGCAAAAGGGGCTCAAAGAACCGACACAAGAGCAGGTGCAAGAGATGGACGCCGACCAGGTCAGCGATCTGATCGATGGACTCAAGAGCAAACGGGGTCGAGCCGTCTGGTACGGCAACGGGCAGTTCTCTCACTGGCAACGGTGAGCTAGGGGCACCCTGTCGTATGGACAGCAAGACCCGAAGAACCATCGCCCAAGCACTCAGGGAAGCAGCTCACTCCTTGAGCGCGGCTAAGCTCGCCACCAAGGGAACACGGGTCACAGGCACCTTCTACGGAGACGACCAAGGTCTGTGGGAATACACGGAAGGTTACCCTCTCAATATTCTAAAAATGGGTTGGTCGTGGGAGGGCTCGATCGCCATGTCATCTGAAAACCAATGGCGTAACCTGTCAGTTACAGGTGCTACGGAGCACAGCCGTGGATTTAGGAAGGCGCTGAAGGAGATCGTAAAGGAGTACCCAGAGGTCAGGGACTTCTTAATCTCTTTCGACGGCCCCTATAAAGAGGTGTCCGATCTCGTTGACGGGGAGGAAGAGGCAGACCTAAGCAAAGTTACCTTCTACCACGGCACGACTTCTACGTTGCTGGATGTAATCCAGGCCGAGGGGCTCAAACCTCGGAGCATAACGAAGCGCGATCCATCCTTCGGATCTGAATTCAGGGCGCCAGATGGCCGAGACGACGCCATTTACCTCACGACGCAGATGGGTATGGCCCGCGCTGCTGCTTTCTCAGCCACTAAGAACGAGGTGAGGAGAAAAGAAACGCCGGGCAAGCCTGTCATCTTCGTCGTCAGCGGGCTCAACCCGCGCTACCTCGTAGCCGACGAGGACAGCGGGGAGACAGACCCGGTGAAGAGCTTGGAGCGCATCGGCTCCATCGCTTACACCAGGCCCATCCACCCACGCTTGATCAAAAAGGTTCTCAAGGTGTAGCTAGGACACCCGCCAAACGTCGTACAAAGCCTTCTGGCCGCTCAGCGAGAACGAGACCCCGGGGATGAAGTGCCCTGCTCTCAGATTCTCAGGGCGGCAGCCTTCCGGGTAGCCACCGTAAGTGCTGATGTAAACGTTGTCCTCGCCAACAACCCCGATCAGACCCGGCGTGTTGATGTGGCCGCTGCTGTCGCGGCCAGGCTCCCCATCCTTCGGGTTCCACAAGATGAACTGCATGTACGGACTCCTTGGTAGATGTACCAACACATAACACGTAACATTTGTCGACGGCAAATCCTCGCGCCAACGGTGAGCTAGAGCCACCCTTGACGACGCAGGGGAACCAGGTACCCTCACCCACGAGCTGAGCGACCAGGGGAAACGGCGAGATGGTCTGGGAAACCAAAACCACACAGGTCTACGAGGAACATTACCTCCAAAACCACCGCCACGAAGAACAAGCACTCCGATGGGTCGCCACTCAACACGCTCTCAACCCAAGACACGGGCACGGCG